GCTTGGAAAACAACTGACGGTGGTGCAAATTGGACATTATTAAATGGAGGAATTTCATTAATGTCAACTACTATTAATCCGGGTTCGGGAACTCCATACGTATGGGCAGGTGCTTCAAATGGTATCTGGATATCACCAGACGAACAAAAGATTGTAGCAGCTGCAGGATATGCCCATTTCTTATCTACGGATGCAGGGGTAACAATAAATGATATTCAAATCGATATGCATCGATCGGGATTACACCTTACGTGGTTTCCGTCATACGATGCTAATCCTCAATACTTCAGACATACAGGAGGATCTGTAGGACAGGTAACGGCCTCAAACGATAGTGGTTTAAGTTATTATGTCGAACGAGCTTACGAAGTAGGTGGGGGAGGCTTTGGAATTGTTCCACCGGCTAACTTACCGATTCAACTATTAGGATGTCACTTCTATACTCCTCAACAAGGATACTATGGTTATCATGACCAAGGGCTTGCTTTTATAGACCATACAACAGATGGTGCAGCTACAGGAACACTTAGTCATACTAATGCTACTCCTGGAGCTTCATACGAAGCTATATGGACAAGTGTTGAGCAACCACCGTTTACACCATGTTTTGAGCTTTCTGATTGTGCAGGAATACTTCCGTCAATATTTACACAATCTGATTTAAGTGGTCAAGATGGTCAAGTAGTAACTCTTGCCGATGATACAAATCATGAAATAGAAAATCAATGTTGGTTGGTAACGGCTACAGATGTTAGCTGTCCTGATACCGTAGAGGTGGCAGTATATAGATGTTTTGAAGATTGTGATACTTGTTTACCACCTGAACCACCAATACAATTACCATGTCCAAGACCGGTTGATCCCGGTTACAATACGGGACTATGTGATCCAGCTATTGTTGAAAATGCACTATGTACATTTGGTGAGATGATGTATCAACAAATGATGTCAAAACGATTTAAGATTGATTACTGCTGTTTACCTGATGAAGAGAATGTCATCATAAGGCATGAAAAAATCAAGATGAAATTGATGGAGTCTGAGAACCCGACACCTGACCCATGTAATCCAGAGTGCTATGCCTACCAAATAGATATCGATCCTGCAGATTCTGCAATAACAACATACGTTGATTGCTTCGAGGAGGAACAAACTATTATTACACCGGTTGGAAGTGATGCCTCTTTAGTAAGAACCGTTGGGTTCTGTGCTTTAGATAGCACTCCACCAACTACAGTTGTAACACATCCTGATACAAGTACAGATACATACATACTTGAAAGAGTAGAAGAATGTACTCCACCATGGGTTGATCCTCGTGCATGCGTTGGATATCATGTTGAGATGTCAAACTTTACAAGTGGGGACCAAACATTCAGATACTTAGATTGCGATGGTGTAGAACAAGTTATAACTAAACCTGGAGGATTTAAGAATATTGCCCAATATAATTTCTGTGGACTAGAGGGACAAACTATTGAGAGAGAAGAACCTTTTGCTCCAAGTGATGTATTCACGGTTGATGAATCGGATAGTTGTACAGGTCTACCACCATGTAGACAATATGCAGTTACATTAAACTCAGGAAGTGGAGGACACTTTGATTATATAGACTGTGATGGTAACGATGCTACACAAGAATTCCCTGCAACTAAAGCAGATATAGTCTTTATTATTTGTGGTATCCAAGGTCAAACTCTTACTTGTCCAGCATGTAATAATTTTAGTTATGTAGAAACTGGAGATTGCTAATGATGAAAAAAAACACTATCTTATATTAAACACGTTATGTTATGAGTAAACCGACAAACTTAAGTTCAAATATAGGCTGCGAGCCTAAATCTTCAACTTGCATTATATGGCAAGGTAAGGATATTGACTGCCTTACATTATGCAAAGGAGATAGCATTGATGAAGTTATTCATCAGTTAGGATGTTTACTATGCACAATAAAGGATCAGCTGGATGTTGATACTTATGACCTTACATGTTTTAATTTAGATGCTTGCGATATTCCTCATACGTTTAGAGAGCTTATGCAATTTATGCTCGAGGTAGTATGCCAAGTTCAGGAAGCTTACCTTACGGGAGCAGCCGAAGGAGCTCAACCGGGAGGAGTAGAAACTGAAATGACAGTTGCCTCGTGCTTCCAAAGTGGAGGACTTACACAAACATTACTGCAGTATGTTGCAGCTATCGGTGTTAAAGTGTGTGAGCAAGAAACAATAATTCAAAATCAACAAAATGCTATAATCCAATTGACACAAAGGATTGAGGTATTAGAAGCATAAAAAATAAGAAGTTATGGCAGATTGTAACGATTGTGGAAAAACAGAAGAAGGATGTGGGTGCCAACAAGAGGCATTAGGCATCAATCAAATATGTAATCCCGTACAGTGTGATGTAGAAGAATGTTCAGAAACATTTAATGCAAATTGTATTCTATGGACAGCAGACGATATTGTATGTAACGATGTAATTCTCGGAACTGCAGGAGATAGTATTGCCCAAATAATGGCAAACGTTAGTGCTTACTTCTGTTCTACGGAGGGTGTAGAAGATGCCGTTTCTTGTGGAACTGATACAGTGATTCCTTCAGGGACATCTTTTGCAGATGCGTTTCCTTTAGTTGTAGAATACTTCTGTTCAAAAGCTCTTACTGAAACTACAGTTACGAGTGTAGATGCCATAGGTATCGATGGATGTGTTACAAGAACATATACAATTACATTCTTAGCAGGAGGTATAACGATAGATACAGTTGCATTTTCAACCCCTCCAGTTTGTCCACCATTGGATTTATGTGGCAAGCCAACGGTGCCTACTCCAGAAGATACAGATGACTTCTTAATCTGTAGAGAAGTCTTCCCAGGTAATACTGATGTCAGAAAGCTTTCGTATGGTGCTATTACTACAGCTATTCAATTGCTTATTGATAACAGTATCAATAATATACCAGGAAATATTCTTTCTGCCTATAACGATGCTGTTGGAGCAGGTAACCTTGGAGGAGTATCCACCTTAAATGCAATTACTGTTTCTATTCCGGGTAACACTTTGGAGAATGATGGTGATGAGTATGAGATGGATTTGTATACTGAGTATCAAGAGAACGACCCTGTTGATTTAGAAATTGGAATCGGAACAGGTGCAACATGGACTAAAACAATCCAAAGTGCTTCATCCGATAAACGATTCTTCAAGATAATTGTTTCACGTATCGATCAGAACAATCAAATGTGGACTATATCTTCCCTTATAGAAGATGAGTTTAATCAAAGGAATGTAAATGAGCTTGATGTAATCTATACAACAAAGGATTTATCTACAACAGAGAACTGGACAGTTAAGTTAATTAACAATGGCGCTGCAGGTGCTAATGCTTTAGTATTACATAAAGCAGTATTGAAACTAAATAAAGTATAATCATGGCAGACTGTAATGAAAAAATAGGTCCAAGAGGACCAATGGGGTTACAGGGGCCTGCAGGAAATACTGGACCTCAAGGACCAACGGGTGCTACGGGAGCTCAAGGGCAAACTGGTTTACAAGGTGTTCAAGGGGAGAAAGGTAATCGTGGTATAGATGGACTTAAAGGTGATAAGGGTGACAAAGGTGATCAAGGACCAGCAGGTGTGCCGGGAATTGATGGATTGCCTGGACCAAAAGGAATTGATGGAAGGAACGGATTAGATGGTGATAAAGGTAATCCGGGACCCGCAGGACCTCCGGGAAGAACTGGAGCTATAGGATTACAAGGTCCTCAAGGATTTGCAGGTGAAAACGGTAGATACATACTAGGTTCGTATATCAGTCTTACGGGTATCGGAAACTCAGATGCTACAGGAGATGAGACACTTCTATTTACTCAAAATGTTGCAGGTAATACTTTAGTTAATGAAGGAGATGAAATTGAATTCCATATAGATGCTGAGTACCTACAGAACGATTTGGTAAATTTAATATTTGAATTAGATCCTCTAAATAGATATACGTATGCTTATCAAAATTCAGAGAACGATATTCGATTCATAAAGGTTGTTGTAACTCGTGTTGATAAAGTAAATCAATTGTGGAGTATACAAGATGTTTGTAAAAATGCACTTAATACTATTGCAATTAAAACGATTGAAACATTTACAACTACTTTTGATTTAGATATGCCTATGACATTTAATTTATTTGCCGACAACATTGCTCTAGGAGCAGACCAAGTGTTGGTAAAGAAATGTAATATGTATTTGAATAAACGACAATAAGATGGGAGCTTGTAAAGAATGTGGATGTAAGGATGGTGACAGAGGGCCAATGGGACCTGCTGGTGAGAAAGGTGACACTGGTGCATCTGGATTACAAGGAAATCCCGGACCTCAAGGCCCACAAGGACCTCAAGGAAATCAAGGTATCCAAGGAGCTCAAGGAGCAACTGGACCGCAAGGACCTCCAGGTTCAAGTATTGGTGGTGCAGCAGGGCCAACTGGACCTCAAGGTATTCAGGGGCCTCAAGGTATTCCGGGTAACGATGGATCTGATGGAGCTGATGGAACTAATGGAGCTAACGGTCAAGGTCGTTTAAATTATGTAATTAATTATAATGTTGGAGCTGCCACCATATTAGCTACAATGAATGAAGGAATCTTCTTAAAAAATACAGGAGGAATACTTACCATAGAATTACCAACAGGTGGGAGTATTGGAGATGTAGTTCGTGTTGTGGGAACAAGTGCAGGAACTGGTGGTTGGAGAGTTAAGGCTACGGGTGTTGATACTATTGAAATGACAAATCAAAATCCATCGTTTAACACAACTACTCCTGGAGGATATGTAACTCCACAAAATACAAACTATCGTGATGTACTAACATTTATTTTTGATGGAGGTACCAGATGGGTTGTTATGGATGCTTTACTTGCTAACGGCAATCAACCTTTATTTACTTAATATGAACGACTGTAATCCTATACCGTGTACTTGTGTTGATGGTCCAATTGGGCCTCAAGGACTTGCTGGACCCAAAGGTGATGATGGTGCTCCAGGTGTTGATGGCAACCAAGGAATTGCAGGGCCTCAAGGAGAACAAGGTAGTCAAGGAGAACAAGGGATTATTGGAGATCAAGGGTTAGCAGGTGATGATGTTATAGGTGGTGTAGGTTCTACTGGAGCACAAGGTCCAATAGGTCCTCAAGGTCCTCAAGGTCCAAATGGTCTCGATGGTAGTCCCGGATCTAACGGAACGGATGGAGCTGATGTAGACGCTCTTACTAATTGGTACTATAGTGGTTTTTGTGGTCAAGGTGATGTGGGAGGACCAAGTGGATGTACAGATTGTATAGGTTGCGGTGCAGGTATGACCGGTTTATTTAGAAATAATTGGAATGATAAGATTGGCCCCGGTTATAGTAGGATTGATGTTGGGTCAGCCCCGACTCTAGGAGACAGAAGTAAAATAATTAGTTTTAGAGGGGCTTCTGGATTTAAACTTAGATGTATTTCTGCACAAATGAATTCTGTTGAAATAACAGCATTTAATAGTACTACTGCAAATAAAGCATTAGGTAGTCCTACAGGTCCACCATTTCCAGAAGCTGGTTTAAAATGGGAGTCTCCAAACGGAAGTGATTGTATAGAATATGTATATGCAGGAGATGGAGAATGGGTTGTAGTAAAAGCACTTTTAGCAGGTGGTGTATTTCCAACTGTTTTATAAAAAAGAAATAAGATGTCAGAATGTAATTGTGGAAATAGTAGATGTTGTGTACCTAAGAGAGGTGAACGAGGACTACGTGGTAATGACGGGGCTCCAGGACCAGCAGGAGATGTTGGACCTCAAGGAGATGTTGGGCCTCAAGGACCAGCAGGACAAGGTGCTGCAGGTGCACTTGTGTTCAATCACTTTGCTACGGGGCCAATGGATACGGCATGGCAAACTATCTTGGCACCGTTACCTATTGTAAACCATACCGTAGCAATAGATGGAGATTATCAAGTTCATTTGACATTGTTAACTAGATTTCTAATTATAAATCCAAACGTTCCTGTAATCATAGGTTTATACGTAAATGGAAATCCAGTTGTATACAAGCAAGATATTCTTGGATCAAATGAAAAAGACGGGATGTTTACAAGAGAGCTTACGTTCTTATGGAGAGGACCGTTAGTTAATGGAGATGTAATTGACGTAAGGGCACAAGCTGCAGTTGGTGTTACAGCCGTTTCATTGTACTACGGTTTATTAGTTAATAGAGAAACAGCATAATTATGAGTGGTTGTAAAAACGGATGTGATAGATGCTCTTGTGGTTCAAGTGCCAAAGGAGAAAGAGGTTTAACTGGACCTCAAGGCCCTCAAGGTGAACCAGGACCAGCTGGACCAACGGGTGCAGGGATTGTAAATAAGTTCAACTTTTTTGATGAGCATACAGACGATCAACCTATTGACCAAGTTAATTTTTATCATCCTGCAGGATATGATATTTTAAGTTGGACAAATAATACTGGAGCACAAATAATTCTTATTGCTCAAGGTGTAGCTCAATCAGCTTACGACTTAGGACTTGAAGAGTCAGATGATGTAGGTACAGATGTAGAAATGGCTATCGTAAAGACTGTCTATCCGGCAGTTGATTCATTTAGTTATTACCATGCTATGAAATGGGATTTAAGAGGTGGAAATTTTGATGCTCTCTATGTGGCACCCATTGCAGGGATTCCTCTAAGGATTGCATCTCCACCAGCTCCAAGAAAGATTAGTACTGACGAAGATAATCCTACAGAGTTTAGATTCGGGCAAGCAGTATTAAATTTGTGTGGAACTGTTATGAAGAAAGTGACTCTTCAAGACGGGGAAACCGTATCATTAAAATTTAGAAGTAAAGGTTCTGGCTCTATACTTAGGAGTGCTCAATTATTCCTACAGCAGTTAGACCAATAAAATATTTAAGATGTCACAGTTGGTTGGTTTCTTTGTGGCTGACTAAAACCCCGGATCAGAAATGGACGGGGTTTTGAAGTTTTTAACTATTTTTGAGTTGGACATCTAATTGTAATGCTCACTAATTTTCAGTATATTATATTAAGGTATGACATATAAAGCTCCAAACTTAAAAGGTTCAAGAATAAAAAGAAAATCATCTCACGTAATGAGTGACTCTCTATTTCTAGAATTTAAAAAGAAACATCCTGAGTATAAGGATATGATTTTATCTGAGTTTAATGCTATTCTTAGGCAGTTCAATAACAATATAATTGACGAAGTAATTGATTATAGATTTGGTGTTGCACTACCCGAAAGACTAGGGCTTTTTGTTGTTGCATCTTTTCCAAAGTCTCGCAGAAGAATTATTGATTTTGGAGAATCAAATAAAACTGGAGTTAAGACATATCATGGTAATTGGGATACAGATAATAGATTGGGTAAAATTATGTACCAAAAACGTTCTGCAACATCTAATGTCAAGTATCATATGTTATGGACGTTTAAACCAACTCGTAACTTTAAAGAACGGATGTCAACTATCTTTAAGAAGAAGTGGGCAAAATACATTTTCATTGATAATAAAAATGTTACGTTGAAAACGATGCTAAAGTAATTAAGATGAATACAATTGGAGAATCAATATCGAGGGTAAGGGGGATTATTAAAGCTGCACAAGAAGACTCATTTCTTCCAGATGTTTTCGTATACAGCATTATCTCAAAATACGCAAAGGTTATTTTACAACGTCAACAAAACGAAAAGAAGTTGATGGGACACGACGACTTATTTGAAATGTTATCGTTTGTGGATCTGGTTGATGTAAATAAAATCGAAGCCGACTGTGCTCCAATTAAAACTAATTGTACAATCAAAAGAACCGAGGAGAAACTACCGAAATTATTTACAGGAAAGAAAGGTCCGTTAATAAGAAAGGTATATTCAGTTGATGGTTCTAAGACGTTTACAAAAACTACTGCAGCTCAGTATATTGAACTACGAAATTCTACATGCTTTCATTATAATAAAACGTATTACTATTGGTTTAGAAATGGACATTTGTATTTGCCCGATAATGATGTTGAAGCAATTATGATTGAAGGATTATGGGAAGACTTACTTGATGGGTTTTGTACGTTAAACGATGACGACTGTAGATCTATGCAGGAACGTCCATTCCCTTTACCTGAATATCTATTCGCAGAAGTAGAGCAAATGGCAGAACAAGAGTTTGGAATGACAATGAGGATTCCAGATGACGGGGCTGATGATGGTCAAAACGTATTAAGATAATAACATGGCACAACGCAATTTAAAATACAAGACATTCGACCAATTACTCTCAGAAGTAAAAGGAGATTTCGAAGCATACAATCTCGAAGATTTAATCAAGCCTCATCAACTAATTAAAGTTGCAAAAAGAGTTAGTTACGACTTGGGATTAAGAATCCATCAAACTAAAAATGAAGTTCTTGAGATTGACCACGGTAGAGCAAAACTACCAGATGACTTCCTAGTTTTAAACTACGCTTACATATTGGGAAACTTTACAGTAGTTGAACCAATGGTTCAGGGAACTCACGTAGAGGAAGTTCCTTTAAATGCTCCTGAATATTTTCCTGGTACTGACAAAATTGAAATCTGTGCTGTACCCGATCCTTGTCCAACTCCGGATCCATGTCCGGATCCTTGTCAAGCTCCAGACCCTTGTGGGTGTGATACTTGTGGATGTGATACATGGATTAATTGTAAAGGACAAGAGATGAAGCTTATTCAAAAGGTAGGAATGACCACAAGGAAGTGGACTCAGTTCTACAGGATTCGAATAGGAGGTGATGACCAATTCTTTGACCCTCTCTGTCCAAACAAAAAATACTTTGCCTCAAATAATGCTTTCATTAGAGATGGGTACGTATACACTCCATTTAAGACTGGAGAGTTGTACATCAATTACCAAGGGATGATGGAGGATAAAGAAGGTAATTTGCTTGTGCTTGAACACCCTATGATTAACGAGTACTACGAATACGCTATGAAGGAAAGAATACTTGAGATCCTCATGGGTAATAACGAAACTGTAAATGGTAACTTCGTTCAACGTATTGACCAGAAACTAAGACTTTCTAAAAATGCTGCTAAGAGTATTGTGAACACTCCCGATTACGGTGAGATGAAAGCAGTATGGTCTGCAAACCGTAAGGCAATGTTCAACAAATACTATAAAATGTTCACGTAATGGCAAATAGACGACAAAGCAATCAAGGGATTCCACCATCTTCGAATCGTTTTGATAAAGGAATGAACACAGATGTCCGAGATTATCACTTGGATAAACAGTCGTGGACTCATGCCAGAAATGCAATCAACAATTCACATATCGGAGATTTAGGGGATATCGGAAACGAACCATCTAATGAATTTTGCTCTGCTGCACCATATACAATTATAGAGGCTATTCACATGGAGGGAACGAAGTGGTGGATATTTTCTGGTAATGACGGTACGGGAAGTGAGATAGGGGAGTTTGACGAAAGTGATTGTAGCTATATTCGTATTGTTAACGATCCGTGTCTCGGATTTAGAACGACGCATCCTATTTCCGGTTCAAGCCGACCAACATGGGATTGCTCTCATAGGGTATATTGGCAGGACAACCTAAACCCCGACAGAACTCTTGATAGGAACGATGTCCCTTGGATACAGGATTGTACTGACAGCAACGGTGAAGAACCGGGAGGATGTGTTACGTGTGTGGATACAGATGATTTAGATTGTGATAAGTTACGTTTAGAAGTATTTATGACTCCACCATGTCCTAGAATTGAAAGAGGACCAGCAGGAGGAAGTATATTTAACGGTTCATATTATGTCCACGTTGCTTATGCAGTAAATAGCCAAAGGGTAACCGATTACTTTCCACAATCAAATATTGCTCACATCTTTGAAAATGATGAAGCAAATGCATCATTGGACATCACAGTAGATAATTTAGATACTGAGAACTTTGACCAGTACCAATTGGTTATTGTTCAGCAAATTGCAAATAAGCTATCTGTTAAAGTATTAGGATTGTATAGCACAAATCAAAGTAACGTTACTGTTGACATAATAGATCCACAATTGGAAGGGATATCAGCTAACGATTTGGTCGTTTCCAATCCTATAGCAGATAGGTCAGAAGGAATATTCTCAGTAGGAAAGTACCTTATGCGTACTGGTATTACAGGGAAGTTTGATTTCAACTACCAACCTTTGGCTAATCAGATTACTACAAAGTGGCAATGTGTGGAATATCCAAAAGACTATTACAAAAAAGGTGGTAGTAACGTAGGTCACATGAGGGATGAGGTATACGCATACTATATTCGTTTCAGGTATCTTACAGGAGATTTCACTCCAAGTTACCATATACCAGGACGAGCATCTCAGCTCTATGAAATACCCGGAGGTGGTATCCAAATGGATGAGAATGCAGACTATTTAGTTGTAGAAGATAATAACATCGAGCAACAACAAGGACTTACTTCTAAGGTATTTGAGATGTTTAATACGGCAAATGGGTCTGGTGTTAACATACCATTACCTGATGGAGGAACGGTTGTTGCCGAAGGACAGATGGGATATTGGGAGTCTGATGAATTTTACGAAGACAAGAAGCCAGAAGTGTGGAACGCAAGTGAACATGTTTGGTCAGATGTAGGTGATCCAAATCACGACCTTTGTGGTGAAAGAATACGTCATCATAAATTTCCAGAGAATACATTATATGCAGGGCCGGGTGCAGGTAATACCATTACAAACCACTATGTGAATAACCAAGACATTATTCGTATAATGGGGGTTAAGTTTGAAAACATTCGACCACCAGTTGATAATGATGGTATTCCAATTCCAAACATTGTTGGATACGAAATAATGAGAGGTAGCCGTAACGGAAACCGTACTGTATTGTATAAAGGTATGATTAATAACATGCGTAATTATACAATACCTGAAGACTTAGGAACAAACCGTCAAGGGCTGTACCCTAACTATCCATTTAATCCTGTTCTCACTCCTCAAGGAACGGGACAGCCAGATTGGTTTAATTCTCAATTCGAAGTTAATTTCGAACCTCAAACTGGAAACACCGGACCAGCAGGTTCACAAAACACTTCACAATATACAGGGTATGTACCAATCACATCTGTAAGTCCTTTCCATTTTACATTTCATTCTCCAGATACTAATTTCTATAAACCATTCTTAGGACAGAAGGAGCTTAAAGTATATGGAGCAATGTATGGAAATGCAGAGGGAGGGTACTTGGAAGTTGAAGATCATCCAAAGCATGTATTCGTAACAGACCTTACATTCTATGCAGGACTTGTTGTTGGTATTGGATTAGCTATTGCAAAACAAGTTGGTAAAAGAACTAAGGTATACAAGAAGCCAAAATGGTATAGATATCCAAAAGTATCTGGTGGTGGTAATACACTTTTTTATGCTTATTCCCAAACGGCAGTAAGTTCTAACCAAGGTCTTGGGGCTACTGCTCTAGCAACTAATGACACTTCGTTTGATACTGTCGAAAGCCTTAATCAAAACGTATTCAACTTTGGTTCAGCATTGGCCGGTCAAGATATAGGAGAAGGGTTTTCAGACGGTGCCGCAGGAAGCTGGAGTTCTGGTGGTGAAGGTTCGGGTGTAACTGAAGAAAATGCAGAAACAAGATATGGTGAAAAAACAGCTGTTCCACCATTAGTTGCTGCTATTCAGAATACAGTAATGTTCTTGACAAATATTGGAGAAGGGGCAGACTTACTAATTAATATAGTTCGTAATGCATCGACCGAAAGACAACACGCATTGCAGTATCAAGCTTATTGTGGATACGAGAAGTTTGGAGCACCTTATAATCCGAACAGAAGACGAATCATAAAGGAGTCTGTATACCTTAAGAGTCATCTTCAAAACTTCCTTACAACTCACCGTATCAATAATATGCTTCGTATTAAAACGGTAGCACTTGAAACAACTAGAAGTGTAGCAACACTTGTTGGAGGATTACGAGATGGGACTATGGATAACATTCTTGTTTCACAACTACCTGGAAATGACCCATTCGTTCAATTCAGTAGACAAGCCTCGAGTCATTACGTTGCATTCAAGTCAAGACTTCGTAGCCAATATGGAAAAGTAGAGAACGTACAGCAACTTCCTACGGGATGTATACACCCTGCATTTGATGAGGATGGACTATTTATCAGTGAAACGGAAACTATATTTGGTGGGGATACTTACATAGGACGATACCAAGAAAAAAATACATTCTACCATTTTTATAAATGGATGCTTGACGAAGACGACCGTGCAGAATTTAATTACCATAATTACGATACTGTACAACATACAGCTTTCTGGATGGATACAGATCCATTTGATGTAATGGCATTTGTAAGTAGTATAGATGATGCTTTAGAACAAGCATTGGATAATGGTTCTGTTACAACATTCTTCCAGAATTTAGTAACCCCTTCTGATAGACACTGTTTTGATAAGATATATTATTACGGTAATACAGCATCGGGTATATTTACAGTTAAAAAATCATACATCTATTTATTCCATTCGAGCGTAAGAGATTTTTATATTGAGTCCGACCTTAACATTGACATGAGAGATTGGGTAGCAGAAGATGTTAAGACTCAGCATTGGGATGTATTGCAGGACCTTAGAACTATGTTCCGAGCAAGACACATCAAAGCTGGAAATTATTATAAACTAGATAGAAGCCTCTCCGTTGATTATCTACCCTATGCAAAAATCGCATGGGGGAATACTCAGGATCGTGAATATGATCCGACGCTTGCAGAAACTTGCTTCAAGCATTATCCAAGACGACTACAGTACTCGTTACCACAACAGACTCTATTAAAAAAAGATAACTGGAGTGTGTTCCTTGGAAATAACTTTAAGGACTTTGCAAGTAAAGTAACATCAATCAAAGCCGTAAGTGAAACGGGGATTATGTTACTGTTTGAAAACATGGCTCCTGGTATGTATCCGGGAGTTGATACTCTCCAAATGAAAAGTGGTACTGAGATCACCGTAGGAGATGGAGGTTTATTTGCTAGACAAATGCAACGTGTGTCCAATACCGATAAAGAATTTGAATATGGTTCTTGTCAAAGTAGAAAGGGTGCAATTAACACACCTGCAGGACTATTCTTTATTAGCCAAACTCAAGGAAAGATATTTACAGTAGGTAAAGGTTTGACTGAAGTAAGCCTACTTAATAATCAACACTGGTTTAATCAATACCTTCCATACCAAATACTATTGGATTTCCCAGACTTCGATTTGCTGGATAATACGATAGCAGGTGTTGGATGTCAGGCCTTCTACGATAATGAGTGGGGAATCGTCTACTTTGCTAAACGAGATTTCCGTGCTAAACCCGAATACGTAGATGTAATGGAATACGAAGGGAATGGAATCTTCCTTGTAGATAAAATTACAAGAGTGAATACTGGTGACCCGAGATATTTTGACGATGCCTCATGGACTATAAGTTATGATCCAAAGAATAAGCAGGAGATATCATACCACGATTGGCATCCGAACCTCGTTATGTCAGGAAAGAATACATTCCTTACAGTTAAAGACGATGGTATATGGAGGCATAATAGCAGATGTGACAGCTACTGTAACTTCTATGGTGTAGATTATCCATGGGAGATAGAGTTCCAATTAGATAACCTTCCTGCAGTAACTACATTGAGAAGTGTAGAATACTTCATGCAGGTATTCGAATTTGATGAGAACTGTAGAGATAGGTTCCATTCTCTTGAATTTAACTTTGATGAGGCTGTAATTTATAACTCGGAGCAGGTATCCGGATTATTACGATTGAACCTTGCACCAAAGAATGATGTAAGAGCTCTCAAGGATTATCCAGCAGTAGGATTGAACCAAATTGATATCGTCTACTCTAAAGTAGAACAGAAGTATCGATTCAATCAATTTTGGGACACTACGAGGGACAGAGGTGAGTTCAGTCCTACGGTGACCGAATCTATATGGGAAACAGAACCAAATGGATACATCAAGAATTTGAATCCTATTAACTTAAACTATAATAAGAATCAACTTCAAAGAAAGAAAATAAGACACAACAATAATCGTATATTGCTAAGACGTACTGTATCAGGCAATAAGAAAATGATTATGCTTGTGAATAATACTAAAATTCAAAACTCTCCTAGATAATGAGCTTTAATGAAAACGCATATAGACCCCTTACTTCAAGACCTTCAACTGCAGTAAACAGTAAGTCACTACGAGAGGGTGAAAAAAACAATGCTAAGACTAAACAAAAATTAGTTACTAAACCTCAACAAAATTTCTTATCTTTAAGTAAGACCGATGTTATGAGACGACCTTTAAGAAAAGCACAAAACGGAATGCAGCAACCTGCAGGTCCAGAAGCACAAATCCAACAAATAATAGTGGCATTTGCTCAAATGAATCAACAAGCTCCTGAAGAAATTATGCAGAGTCTTGAAGGTATGAGCAGTGAAGAACAACAACAAGCTATCCAGCAGATGGCTCAAGCTGTTCAACAATCACAAGGTGGTGGCCAAGGTCAACCTCAAATGAAGTTTGGAGGAGCAACTCATAGGATGCCAGATGGAACCATGATGCCTGGTGCTAGTCATAACCCAAATGCAGGAGCTCAATATGCTATTGACAACATGCAAGGTGGGGGGATTGTCTTTGATGGTAACACTATTGATTTTAATGATGTAAGAAAGAACCTTATCAAAATGTATAAGACTGGTGGGAAGACTGATGCATCCGAATTAGATTCATCTTCTACAGAGGCTTACACTACGGGATTAAAGAATGCATTACAAAAGAAATTGTTTTCGGGTTATGCCATGAATAAGGTTAACCAACGTTTTGCTAACGGGCAAGGTGCCCCTCAGTTTCAACAACTACCACCTCAGATGCCAATGGCAAAAGATGGTATTGAAGTTGGTCCAGATGGAGTTCCTAGATGGGATGGAACAGAACTTCCTCAATTTATTAAAGATAAGTATGGGGTTGAGACTGTAGAGGAGTTACAGAACATGAGTAACTACAATATGATTGAAGATCCTTCTGTAGAAAATAATCCGGAATGGACAGATATCGCTGTAGAAATTAGTAAAGGAATATGGGAAAATTCAGACTTCGGTAAGGCTGCAATGGAGAAAGGATATACCTTTGAACAAACTGAATGGAGCAATAGCCCAGACGATCTTTTACTTGATGATGCCGGGTTAGAGAAATTCAAAACTGATATGGCTCAGTTTACTGCAGAAGCTAAAGCAACAGCCGAAGCTAATCAAGCCGCAATAGATTCTGTAACAGATATGGATTTACAGATGCATAATAAGACTCGTGAAGAGTTTGATGCTATGACTCCTGAAGAACAACAAAATTTATCAAGAAGTATAGGAGGTGCTGCAGAGCAAGCAGGATACACAGGTCCAACTGCTCCACCTAAAGTAGATGCAAACGCAGATATAACTGACGAAAACGTTCCTGTAGTCCTTACTCCAGAGCAAGAGGCTAAAAAAGAAGAAGAAAGACGAGCTGCATTAACTCAAGAGGAGAGAGATGCCGAGGACCAAAAGAATGCTGAGACTGAATATGAAGAAGGTGTAACATATAAATATGTTGACGGAAAGATGGTTGCCGTTAAGGATGAAGATCCGGGAGGTGATCCAGATGCTGGTCAAGCAAATGATCCTGATAGAGTTAAAGAAGGATGGAACATAAATGGAGAACCTCAATGGGGTATGTCTGGAAGACGAGCATTAAACCCTAGCTTTTTAAATGCCATGTCTAATATTGTTAATCGTAGACAAGTTGGTGTTCAGGGTAGTATGAGTCCAGAAGAATTCTATGCAAGGCAATCGGGTATTTCTGATATTGATTATAAAAGTAGAAATGGTATTTTCGGAAGTCGGGAACGATTAAAGATTAGCTTCAATCCTGTTACGGGGCAAGAGGAGTTGGTTGACGAACAAGGTAATGTTGTGGAAACCGATGCTGATGGAAATCCTGTAAATACCGAAGGGTATAATGCAGCAGATGCTATGGTTACAGCTATAGATGCAGATGGAAACGAAGTGCAAATGACTCAGGAAGAAGCTGAGAATCAAGGGTTGTCACATAAGGTTAATCCTACGCAACAAGTCAATACTGATGCTATTGTGACAAACGGATTAACCCGTAAGCAAAACCGAAACAGAGCTTTCGATACTGACCGAAGTGGTGACATAGACAGGTGGGAAAGAAAAGAAGGTCGAAAATTAGCCGGAACACAAAGACGAACAGAACGAGGGGAAAGAAGAGATGCTCGAAAACAAGGACGAGTCGATAGAAGATTTGGAAAAGGTTGGCAACAATCTATAGTAGATTCTGCAGGTGGTAAACCTCGTACTGCAACTTCAACTAAAACTGGAGAAGAACAAATCCAACGAGGAGATGAACGTGGTGTTGAGTCAAATGATCCTAGTATTATTATTAACGCTACAGCTGGTCAAAACGATTATGGTAATGAGGTTGATGCTACTTATAATATTGCTGAAGCAAATCTTCGTGCACGAGGAATTAAAAACCCAACACAAGCTCAATTAAACGATGCTTTAGACAACGTAGAGATGGTTCGTAGTATGTCAGGAGTTGCTGCTGGAGAAATGCCACCTGAATTCAGATATGGTGGTAAGACTGGAATGCTTGAATACTATATTCCTACATCTAAAAAAGGAGATGAGGTAGCTAAATTTAAACCTCTATATGAATATGATGTAGATTATGGTGCCATGGCAGATGTTCTTTACGAAGGTGGTTCAATGTTCAACGAATTCCTTGAAGGAATGAATACCGTGATGAGTCCTGAAGAAGAACGCTCAATGCAGTCGGTTGACAGAAAGTTTGGAGTAGTTCCTCCAAGTTCTGGAGATGAAGGTCTATACGATCGTAATACAGGAAGACAACTTCCTCAAGATACTGGTGCTGATATTTTAGCAGGTACTAATCGTACTCAAGGTCAATACGGTCAGAAAGGTCAGAAGTTTACAGATGACTTCTTTGGTAGAAGTTCAGGTAGATTGGGATACGGATTAAAGCATGGTGGTCTAGTGCTGGCTAAAGCAGGAATGCAGGTAGGTGAAGAACTAACACTTACTCCAGACCAATTAAAGATGATGGAGAATTTAGGATATAAGGTTAAACAATTATACTAATGGCAGGTAAGAGATTCAAAATAGAGGAAACTCCAGGCATGCATACCACTCAAGGTGTGCCTAGAAATCAGGCTAACGTCGAGGCTGAAAAGGGAGAAACTATGCTTACCAAAGACAACGTAAGTAATCAAAAGATACTTGTTGGCATTGGTGGTAAGAAACATAGTGAAGGTGGTACACCTCTTGGTGTGCCTGAAGGAACTGCAATATATTCCGATTCATTAAAGGTTAAAGATCCAGTTATCCTAAAGTTTTTTGGTGAGAGTGGCAAAAAGCCAAAAACATTTGCTCAAATTTCAAAGAAGTATGACGTTACAAAATCTCAAGAAGAACTTAAAGATGAAAGTATTGACAAGATTAGAACTGAATCTTTAAAAAAAAACTTAGAAAACAGTGCCTTTAAGTTAAGTGCTCTATTTACTATTCAGGAATTTCACGAAAAGAAAGGTGCTCCTGGTGAGCATTCAAAACATTTCGAACCATTCTTAGAGAGAATTGGTTTAGACTATGAACAAATATTTGGTGCAAGTGGAGAGCAAGAGCAAGTTCAACAAGTTGAAGGTGCATCACCGGAAGGTAATCCTGAATTTAGATATGGTTCAGAAGTTAGGTTCCGTACACTTCCTAAAGCTGCTAAAGGAGATGAGATTAAACGTGCTCCACCATATGATGAGAGCCAAGCTTATACTGAAGAAGGTATTGAACGATTGAATAAGTACATGAAGATTTATGGTCTTCCTTTAATCGATAAAGATGCTCCACCTTCAGCTGTAAAATCAAGAATGAGAGAGGTTCAATTAAAAGCTATTGAAACAAATCCAGATTTGATTTTTGATTTCATGACAACAGATGTTGGTGAAACAACTACAAAAAGTCATAGACCAAACGATAAGCTTCAGTCAATTATGGAAGGTCATAAAAGTAAGTACAAGCCTTCAGGAGAAGATGGTACTTATACAAATGAGGACCTTCGATTGATGCTTAAAGATGGTACTCTTAATGCCGCTAATGTTGCCGATGCCTATGAAGATGGTAAGTGGTGGTATAGAATGGTTAATTCTGATATCACACAAATTTCCCAAAAGGAAATGGATAAACTTACGGCAACCGATGCGTATAAGAATGCACCTGAACAAGATGGCCTTAAGTATATTCACCAAGGAGATGGGTACTACAAAGCATACAAAACTATTGATGGAAAGGTTGTAGAAGTTGAAGCTGATCCAGCAGTTGTTGATGAGCTTTACAAATGGGATATAGAACCTCTTGAGGTGACTCCAGAGACAGAACGTAATATGGATTTCCTTTGGTCTAACAAACGTGCTTTAAAACAAGCAAAGAAGAACAAAAGAAACATTCAATACCTAAAGCCAATGACGGCTGTTCCTGAAACTTATTATGCTGACCAAGCATATTATAGTCCGGATAACGTTATTAATCAAATACAGTCCATGGTTAACACCCAAGGGACAAAGCAAGCAATGTTTGCTCCACAACAACAACAAACGGCTAACTTCCTAGCAGGTCAGCAGTTTGATATGATGGGGAAAGTAATTGGCCAATACGAAGATAAAAATGTTCAGGCTTACAATCGTGAGCAGATGGCTAATACACAAATTGCAAATCGTTCAGCAGAAAGATTGGCAAATGCTATTACGGGGCATCACGATAAGACTACAGCATTGAAACAACAATATTCAAATTCAATGATTGCTGCAGATACAAATATCGCAGAGAACGAGATTGCTATGTGGCAAGAACGTGCTGATAGATTGAATCTCGAGGCTACTATTGGTGAACAATTTGCTAAGGATCCAAATACAGGAATTCACGAGTTCATTAAAGGGAAAGATTTCGGTCCAACAATGGGTGGACAGAAAACAGTAGCTGATACATATAATGATCTTGCAAACTCACTTCCGCCAGGAACTGACGAATCCGTAATTGCCAAACTTGCAATGGCACAGCACTCAGGAAAATATGATGTTCAGCAGATTCCATATCCTGAATCAACTACTTAACTAAAAAATGTTTAGTATTAAATTAGTATTTTTGAAAAAACAGTAAACAATGGCTACGTATTTACAAGGTGTTACAGATAAGATTACGAGTGTAAGACCACCTCAACCAAACTTGCAGTTTGAGAGTCAATTATTGTCGGCTCGTCAATCTAAATATGATCAAGGTCATAAGCAACTTAGTGATATGTACGGTAAGATTCTCAACGCAGGTCTTACTCGTGAAAGTAATATTGAAGCCAGAGATGATTTCTTCAAACTTATTGATGGAGATTTAAAGAAAATTGCAGGGATTGATTTATCAAAACAATCCAATGTAAACAAAGCTCAAAATGTATTCACTCAAGTATATGATAACGACTACCTTGTAAAAGATATGGTATGGACCAAGAACTACCAAAATCAATTACAACGTGCCGAACAGTATAAAAACTGTATCGATCCTGAGAAGTGTGGTGGAGAGTATTGGGATGGTGGAATGAAATATATGCAATACAAACGTCAAGAGTTTGCTGAAACTGATAATAAAGATTCTCTTACTTTTGAAAATGCCGAGTTCGTTCCTTACCATAATATAATGGAAAAGGCAATGGTGGCCGCTAAAGAATCTGGACTAAATATTACCAAAGAAGATATTATGGGTGACTATAAAGTTACCACAAAAAACGGAAGACTGCTTGAAACTCCTCTTACGGAGTTGTTCGATAAATTATATGCTGATAATCCTGGATACCAAAAACAATTTGAAGTTGAATCGTATAACGAAAGAAAAGATTGGGCAACAAACCAGATAAATGCAGGAAACTTTAAAACGATGCAAGAAGCAGAGGTAGGCTATATTACCGAACAATCTAAAACGTTAAACGAAGCCGTTAATAAAATTGCTATAGAGATTGGTGCCGATAATGAAAGTATCGATCGTCAACTAAAAGCCCTAGAAAAAATGAAAGATAAGGGCTTGATGCGTATAGGTGATGCAAATTATGTTAAGTATGTAGAGTTATCGCAATTAAAAGGGTTATCGGATAAGGCAAAAGGATTTGCTGAAATTTCTCAAACAGCTTTAAAGAATGCAAATAACCATCGTGTTATTCGTAATATCGGTCACCAACTTGACCAAGCTTCAGGATTAATTAAACTAGATGCAGAGTTACGAAGTACTGCTAAAACTCTTTCTCATAGAGATGAAGAAACATTATTAGAACTAGATGAGAAAGCTAAAATGAGGATTCAACATGGATACAACGTATCTTTAGAAGGTGTCAAGCAGAAAGGTCGTTTAGAACTTGAAAATGTAAAACAACAAGGCCGACTTGACTTAGCTGAATTCAAAGGTGAAGGTGGTGGAGGCATGAGTATTGCTCACACGATTAACAAACGATTCACTAAAGCTTTTGGAGGTAAAGGGGAGCAGGCTATGTCTGAGATTGTAGCTGCTGCTAATAAAAAATTCGATTATTATACCGCTACTGACCTTTCAAAAAAAGGGAAGAATCCCTCCGATCCCAAGAGAGTTGCTGCCATGGCTCATAATGAGAAGGTGAAAACAGCTAGAGCAAAGTGGATTACTGAACAACAAGCAGCACTTTTAGATGAAAAAGGTGGAACAACTTGGGGTAAAGTATTGAAAGATAACCCAGACTACAATACCATACTAGAAATGGGAGGTGGACAGGTAACTGCCGGTGATGGTGCTGATGGTGGTGGTAGTGAAGCTACCGGTGGACTTATGGGCCTTTTCAAAAAAGCAGGAGAATGGCTTTCAGAAAATTTGGGAAACCCTTTGCCACAAAGAGAAGAAGGGGAGGATTTTTCTGGATATAACTGGTCTGATTATGAACCGAAAGACGTAAATGATATGATGTCTTTTGTTGCAGAAGGACATACCGATCCTGCAAAACAAAAATACTACAAAAAAGTTGCAAAAATAGGTTACGAGAACTTAAGTAAAGAAGATAAAAAAATAGTAAACGAGAAATTAGGTACTCGTATTAACGAAGTAAATTCTGCTATAAAAGCTGCCGAATCGGGAACACAATGGGTGCGAACCACAGGTACTGAAAGTGATGGTGATGCAGGAGAAGGGAAAGCAGAAAAACACTTTAAACAAAACGATCAGGCTGCATTAAAAGGAAAGCAGCAATTGGCTAAGAAGTTTACAGAAGAATGGCTTAAAACTATAGATGAGGATTCTGATGAGTTTAAATCTTTACAAAAAACTGTTCATGATTATCTTATTAGTACTGGTGGGTCTACTACTTCCGGGACTCTTACTTGGGTTGGAGCTAGTGGAGAAACACATAATATAGGTTCATTGTATAAAGATTTTGACGAAGGAGGATCAAATCTATTTTTCTCTGCAGTTCCTCTTAAAGGTGGTCATCTTAAAGGTAAGGGAAAAGGATCATACGGAAAGCTTAGAGGACTTCATTTAAGCGATACTCAATTAGATAAAAACCTTTCTTTAGATGTAATAAAAAAGCTTGTAGCAGACAGTAATTATTTAGGTGACAAAATTTATAAAACTAAACTTCGAAATAAGTCAGAAGGGGTTAATGATTATTTTAACAGTAAACCATATAAAGATGCAGCTAAAAAATATGAGGTGCAAGACGAAACATATAATGGTTATACCGAAAGTAAAAGAGATAATGCTACGGATATCAAAAGAGTTTTGAGAGCAGAAATGAAAGGTAGTAAATACTTTCAACAATTTATATGGGAAGAAGGGACAGGAGATTTTGCAGGAAAACAAGTATATACAGCCGATGATTTTATAGACGCAAATGGTAGGTTTAAGTATGACATCGACGGTATGACTAGTGAAACTATTAAAAACGGTCGTCGATTATATGCTGAAGCTATGGATGCTGTCTATAAAGAGAACGGGTATAAAAACGAAAAACCTTATATGCCTGGAATCGGAAGTAGATTGAGTACAACCTATACAACATTGGATCCCGACATGCTTAATGTTGATGATCAGGGAACAATTAAAGATATTCGAGACTACTTAAATGTAATGGTATCAGCAGATGTAGACGGTGCAAGAACAGGTGTATTCAGAAAAAAACAAATTGCACAAGGTAACTTTGAATATATGCACGAAGGAACTAATGATCAAAAAAATGAAATAATCAATAGCATATTGAGTGGGGACCTTGATATTAGTAGTATTGAATTTAATGCTATAGGTGGTAAACACCACCCTAAAGATGGTAAAACGGGTCTTGCTAAATCCGATTGGCAAACTATGAGAGTTGCTGTAACAGGTGGTGAGGTATATGAGTTTGATTTAAACACCTCTCATCATCAAACTAGACTTCTTCAAGAGGCACATAATGGAGGAAGTAAGGCTCAAATGTTAAGTGACGTAGGTAGATATACTTACAAAAAAGGTGATCATCTTACACCAGAGGGAATTAAAATAAGTCTTGATGGAACCGGTGTTGCTGTAACAGGAGATATCTATTCATGGGACCATACAACCGATAGAAAGGTATTTAAGGATATTAATGATTATCTTGATCCAAACTTATTATTATATCAAAATCCAGAGGCAATCGAATATGAAATCGATAGAATTATAAATGCAATATCTAAACCTTATTATAAAGAACACAATCCAATAGCTGAATAAGATGATTTCACCAGAAGAACAAAGATTATTGGATGAGGATTTAGCAAGAAGAAATTCCATCCCTGTTGATACTACCCCTATCGATTCAGAGGATCAAAAAGGTTATGATGAAGATTTACGTCGGTTAAACGAAAGTAAAGACAACGATCCGAATCCATATGCATTAACTGAAAGAGAGAAAGTATTTTCAGGAACAATTAAAAACTTTAATGCATCTGCATATGACAAGAACTTTGAAAAGCTTCAGACTTATTCTAAGTTCAATAAATATGGGTACAATCCGTATATAGATAATGCAAAATGGTATAATGACAATCTTACAAGTGGTGAACAATGGGATCGTAGTTTTACAGCTGCAGGAAAGCTTTTAAAAATAGGATTTACAGATAATGCCTTATTTGAAACGTGGGCTTCAGATAACTCAGATAAAGAATACGCAAGAATTGCAGATACGTATAGCTCTACAAGAGGAGGTGTCGAAGGGTTTATGCAAAATCTAGTAATGAATTCTGGATATACCGTAGGTATCGTTGCGGATATGGTAATCGAAGAAGTTGCTCTTGCAGGAATTACAGCTTTAACTTTAGGGGGTGCCTCCGAATTAACGGCTCCTGCTATGGCAGCCAAAGGATACCAATCATTTCGTAGGTTAAAGCATGCCTGGGGTATGGCTAGTGATTTACAAAAAACTATACGTGGTGTAAATAAAGCAAAGAAACTTTCTACAGGAGAAAGAGCTTTAAATCTCTTAAATCCTTTTGAAAACACCACAAATTTTGTTAAGACATTAAACAATGCTCAAGACTTAAAAAAGACTACAGAAGGTGGTAAATTAATGTTAGGAGCAGGTTCTATGTTTAGGGATGTTAAAGCAATTCACCTTGCCACAACAGAGTCTAAACTTGAAAGCTCAATGCTTGAAGATGAAGTATATGACGATTTAATAAGCAATCACCAAGGAGTTCTAACAGACGAAGATGCTGCAAAATATGCAGAGCAGGCCAAAACAGCTTCTACGTATGCATGGTGGGAAAATATGGTTGCTATATCAGCAACAAACAAACTTGTATTCAACAATATGTATAAAGCCTTTGATGACTTAAAAGGCTTTGGAAAAACTCTTCGTTCTAATAGATTTTACGATGTTGTTGGAAAAATGAGTGATGCTAAAGTTATCCGAAAAGGTATTGTCGGCATTCCCCAAAGAACCAAAATGTTATTTGCTGATGGTTTTGGTACTGGTGTAAAACGTATTGGTAAAAATATTGGGAGTAAAGGAGGCACATATTTTACTGCAAACATTGGTGAGGGATTTCAAGAGAACCTTCAAGAAATGATTAATGCAAAAAACATGCACCAATATGGGTCCGAAGCTCATGGTGATTGGTTTGATGGTATGCTACATGGTATTAAAGAGCAAATATCAGGACAAGGATTTGAAACATTTTTGTCTGGATTTTTTATGGGAGGTGTTGTTTCTCCTGTAAACTTTACAGTTAAAGCTGGTACTCAATTAACGAGAGGTGGAGGTTATAAATATTTCACAGACAATACTACATATAAAGCTTCTAAAACTTCAGAACGAACCCGTCTTGAATCAGATGTTAAAATTTTAAGTGAATTATATGAGAATAGTCCTGATGTATTCAAGGATAAAGGTAACAATCTGGCCGTTCAAGCCGAGATGGAAATGGAGATGTTTGAGGCTTCTCGTAGAGGTGATCAATTTGAATTTCAAAATGCAAAAGCTAAATCCTATCGTAATCACTTAGCAGTTGCTATGCAATATGGAATGATGGATCAATTCAAAAGTCATCTTCAAGAAATGAAAACAATGGATGCTGAACAGTTTGGTGAGGCATTTAAAACGGTGGGTACAAAAACTACTCAGCAACAACGTAATAAAATTATAGATAATCAAATTGCAAAAGCCGAGCAGTTTGAAGAGGTATACGAATCTGTAAATAAAAATATTACAAATCCAATTGACTTAAGTAAGATTGATAAAAATGATCCAAAATATAATGCTGCTAGGCAATACCATGCATATTTTGAAAGAGCTAAACAAGAATTAATATTTTCTACATCTGAAGTAAATGAAAATATAGAACGTAAAAAGAAAATGCTCGAAGGCATGAGGTCCGAGCTTAAAGATAATACGGCTGGTGATATTCTTTTTTCAGATTACGAAAAATTATTTCATCCGGAAACTGTTTCAAATGAAATAGATTTATTAGAATCTGAAATCCAAGCCATCGAATATTCGGAAGCAGATCAAAAAACAAAAAAGCTTCTTAAAACTAAAGAAGCTCGTTTAGCAGCGCTTACTGAATTCAATAACAGTACTGAAAGATTTGCAGAACTTTCAGATGCTATCTCAGCTTATAAAGGTTCTGATGTTGAACTCACTTCTACAGAAGAAAACGAACTAAAGAAACTCGAGAAAGAGCAAGAGAAAGTTGAGAAAGATATGCATAAAGAACACAATGCATACTTAAAAACCATTGCTCCTAAAGTAAAAGGGATTGCATTTGAAAATCTTTCTAATAAATCTTTTGAGTCACTTTTAGATTCATATAAGTTAGATAATCGAAATGCTGACTTAGACTTTCTTATTAATGTTCTTATGAATGAGAAGTCAATGGATGAATTTGTCAATCGAAAGGTTGAGATGCACGAAGTCTTTATGGCTCAATTTAAAAGGTATGTTGAGAACTCATTAAAAATGAGCCGTAACAAAGAGGTCGTTTCAAAAGGACTTAATGAACTTTATGAAAATGGATTAGGTTTCCACTTAATGCATTTAGATGATATAATTGAGAAGGGTGAGCAACCACCTGTTTTTTACGATTTAGAAACCGGAAATCAAATCCCTAGGAAAACTACCCAAAAGGATGGTACGAGTGTACCAAACGAAAAGCATGAGCTTGCCGTTTCAATTGTTGAGAAAATGTATGATAAAATTCTCGATAAGCCGACTGAAAATCTAAAAGAACCTAGTGCAAAAGAAAAGACTGATGCTCCCGAAACTTTAGATGGAGAGGTAGATTCCGCGCGTGCTGAAGAAATGGCTGGAGAAGTCGGTGGAGGAGCAGATAGACGAGATTATCAACGTACAGAAGCTGATAATGTAACAATTAAAGAAGGAGATTCCATTGATTCTTATCCTCCAGCAGTTATTAATGATTTAATTAATGAATATCGCGATCAAGTTGCTAACGAAGACAGAGTTGATAAAAATATTGAAGACCTTTCTTCTGACAACTTAACCGATAGGTTTAGGTCTTGGGTTGATGACTCTGCTGATGCAGAACGAATTATTCAGGAACACAATGAAGACCTTGCTCCAATTCCAGATACTTTTGAAGTATTATCCGATGCTGAGAAAGCAGAGCTTCAAGAGTTAGATTACACCGAAGAAGATATTAATAATCTTTCTCGTGAGGATATTGATGCAATTCTTGAGAACAAAACAGAAGTTTCCGAAACTCAAGTTGAAGAAGAGGAAGTTCCTATGACTCAAGAGGAATATGATGCTCAAGTTGAAGAAATCAATAAAGATTTTGATACTCAAAAAAATACACATGATTTCGCAGGTAAGGTGGAAGGAATAGAGTATGATAAAAAACTTGATAGCCGTCGAGACGCAGCTCTAAAAGATCTACAAGAAAAATTTGAAAAGCAACAAGCTGAACAGATTCCAGATGTTGTGGGTGATGGTAAATCATTTGATGTAGATGTTCGTGAAAGAGATGAAAATGTAGATGTTCGTGAACAAAGAGCTATTGAATTAATTGCTTTTGCTGAAAAGCAATCTCCTGGTGAAGTTGATTCAACAGATTACTTTAATAGGGTTAATGCTATCCAAGATGTTATTCTGAACAATATAGGGAACAAAGTGGATGGTCATACTATTACCGAAGAAGTAATTCAAGACGTCTACGAAATATTAGCACGAGATCCTCAATTTGATAAAAATGTTTTGGATACCTCTAAGGAATTAGCAAATCAAAAAATATTTGATTACAACAATCCCGATGTAGAAAAAAACAAAAAAGAATTTGAGAAATCACAATATGACAAGATGATTGGGTTACGGTATACACCCGAAGATATTGCTGGTTTTAAACCAGAGGCTATTGCTAGTATTATAAAGCAGGGTAAAACAAAACGTGAATATGTTGCCGGATTAAAACGAATAAAGGCTACAGAAGTTAAAGAGGTTAAGGCAATATTTAAAACTAACGATACAAACCTAAGAAGTCAGGAGGATTTGACTAAATTATTAGCAAAAATTTCTTTAGAAAATCAAGAGTTATTTGAAAGACATACTCCAACAATTAATACAGAAATTGAAAAAATTAAAAATTCATTAGCCGATTTAAAAGGATTCTCTAATCTTAAACCCGGAGACATAGTTGAAATGAAAGATGGAAGCTTAATGAAGGTTGACAAATTAATGAAAACAAAAGTAGAACTTGTCAACTACAATAGCATCATTCAAAATAGAACCTCTATGACCAAGGCTCAATTTAATGGAGGTACAGGTCGTATCATAAATGATTTCAACAAAGAAAGTAAAGGTCTTGTTTCGGAACTAGAAAAACAAAACATCGTAGATTTATCTAAAGTATTAAGTAACTTTACGAATGGAGTATTGATGTCCTCAGAAAACACCCCAACAGAAGAGGAAATGAGAGAACACTTTAAAATATGTAAGTAATGAAGATTTGTATATCAGAACAATCCGTTAAGGATTTCAATGCTTTTTTTAAATCAAAAGCACTAGAGCTTCAAAAAAATAATAATTACAATGACGCTGGAGACTTATACAAAGCTTTGTATAATGAAGCATTGGCATTATCTGGAGATACAGAATCGATGGATAATCACGAGGTTATACTCCAACACTTGGCTCTTGCTCCAATGGCTTTAAATAATACTATTCCAACCTTACAAGACCAAATAGGTGCAGACATGTTGGAAAGTATGTCTGCCTTGAATGATCCTACAAAATTAGAATCGCTTGTAAAAAAAATTCAAACATCGGTGAGTACCCCCATCGATATTGTTGAAGAAGAAATCGAAGAAGTTATTACGGAGGCCGAGACGGAGGACTACGATCCAAATGAAGCTGTTCATATAAAATTTGAAACTACTCAAGGTTCTGAAACAATGAGTATTGAGAATGATGTAGATACAGATAAAGCTCCTGCGTATGCTGCTAAAAGAACTGTTTTAGATAAAGTAAAAAATGGTTCTAAAGATTTTCAAATACTTGCTATGCCTTATAGTGAATTGGAATCTAAAGTAAAAGGAGAGTTAGATTTCTCTATAGCATCTAGGCCTAAGAATCAGACTACTGCAAAAAACATGATTGTTTTTATTATTGCTGATAAAAATGGTAACCCGGTTCAATTCGACTCTAACGGAGCTGTTACTGAAAGTGGTCGCATACCAGTAATCTCAACTCAATCTCCAAGTGTGGTTAAAGATGGATACTTTAATTATACACATGGTAAAAAAGAAAAAGTAAGTGATACATTAAAGAAGAAGTTTGCAGCTTTTGAGGCATCTATGTTAAGAGATGATTTCACCCAGGATGAAATTTATGAAATCCTAATGGAGAATGCCGAGGATGGGAGAAGCTTATTTAAAGCTATTCGTGAACAAGGATCTATGTTATTAGAAATAAATCCTGCTAGTTCTACATTTGGATACAACGAAACTACAAAGAATAAAACTCAACTCTCAACGCTATCTAATATAGATAACCTTACTCTATCTACGGATGAAAAAAATGATGGTACATTTCATGTGTTAACGGGAGGTGACTTACACGAGTCAAAAGCTGCAATAATACCAAATGATATTTCATCGAATCCAGAAGTCGTAAAAACATTAGTTGAACTATTGACAAATAAGAATTTAGTTAATGAGAACGGCTCTAAATTAAATGCTAATGAAATAAGAAATTTGGTGTCAAACTATTTAGCAGTAAACGAAAGGTCACCTATTAGAGTTTCGGCTAATGGAGAGGTTACTATTTATAAAAAGAAAGTAAACGCAAAACAAGTTGAAAACTTCTTTAATACTTTCCAAGCAACTAAGCCGGTAAAAGATAATTCTGAAAATAGAATAATAACAACTAACCTAGCAGATCCAAATAACACATCTGCAATGCTATATCAAGATAGCAAGGGACAATTATATAGAATTTACAAACCTAAATTCTCATATAATAACAAAAACTTTGTAGAAATATCTATTAAAAACGGAACGGTAACGACCAATCCTATAGAGAATAAAGAACATGTTGTAAAGACTGGTTCAACAAAATCATTTGTAAATAAAGCAGGTGTGCTTAAAGTATATCATCCAAAATTAGGATACACTTTAAACCCTGCTTCATACGATAATCAACCAGGACTAAACAAGATAAAGGAGCAAAAGGGTGAGAATGCAGAAGTAACATTACTTGAGGAGCAACATGCTCTTAGTTGGTTTAAAGGCTCTCCTCTGAATGATATTATCGAATTAGAGAATGAGAGGCTAGACTCAAAGGATAGACCGAAAAGCCGAGTAGCAGTTGCTAGATGGGTTGAAAACGGAATCATTCTTTATAAAGGTTCGGACCTTACGGATATTTATCATGAGGCTTGGCATGCTTACACGCAAGGAATACTTTCTCCTGCAGATAAAGTAAAACTATACGACTCTGTAAGAAAACTTAAGGGTAAGTCAAATCATTCGTATAAGCAAATTGAAGAATTTCTTGCTGAAGAATTTCGTGCATATGCTATTGGAAAATCTAAAGTTAAGAAGACGAGTGTTATCGGGAAATTCTTTCAAAGAATTATGGACTTCCTCGATAAAATGTTTGGGAAACACTCTAAGTCTGACCTATCTAAAAATAGTGTGGTACAAGATATTGTAACCGAAAATTTCAAAAATCTATATACTGGAAACATTGATGTCACTCAGTACTCTTCGGAGAACTTTATGTTTGAAACATTAAATAAAAATATCAACTTCCCTAATGCAAGTAAGGGTGTAGCTAACAGGCTCTCTGCTCAACAAACATCGTTGTTAATGGGGACAGTTGATTCACTTGTGTCAACATACTTAGACCAACATAATGATGAAAAATTATCAAAGGGATATGCTTCTGTAGAGAGTCTTAAAGCTGCATATAACGGAGCCTTACACGAATTGATTAAGTTGCGTAATGAACAAGAGAAATTAAGGGATGCATCTAATCCTTTATCTGAAGAATTCGAAGCTCATTCAAAGAATTTTGAAATGCTCGATGCCGCAGTTGATAATTTTGGAGATGTCGAAAAGATGTCTAATAATATTTTTGCAGGAGAAGATCCAACAAATGTTATTGGTTTTCATCTTCGTAATGGTAAGGTTTATAATTATAATACTATTTCTGACATCATTCAGCAAGATGACCAACAAGCTGAAGAGGATGTTACTGGAAAATTATTTGATAGAGGTGGTAACGACCAAAGTCTTTTTGATATGGCAGATGAGCATATCGTATACATGCTGAGTACCATACATAGGCAAAAAACAGTACGTGGTAAATATACACTTCAAGAAGCTAGAAAGCTAGGTAATTTAAGACTCAAGGGTAAATTGAAATTTGGACAAGAAACAGAGAGAAATACGTTGGGAGTTCCTGTATTAGAGCGTTCTGTTGTAGTTATGGCAAAACTTGGGAAATTATTAAACTCTACACCAAATGGTGATATGATGTACCAAAAGATGCAGGAGGCTAAATCAAAAGATAAAGTAATTGCTCAGGTACTTGAGAAATTAGGACCTTATAAATCAGATAGTTTAGACCAAACATTATTATGGAGTAAGTTCATACAAACTTTTAGTAAGTCAAATAATAAGCTTCAACAGCTCATTATGGAAACCGAAATTGATAATGAAGGTAATCTTATAGTAAAAAGTAAATACGGAACTACGTTGGGTGGTACCAAGCCTGTTTCTAGAGCATGGGAGTCATCGTTTCCAGCTATGCCTTCCGAGTATTTAATAAGCACACCGGGAGGTATTGAGTTAAATGCTCAAGGAATACTAAATGATTTTCTTGTAGAAACTTCTGAAGGCAAATGGAAATTAAAAAAGAAAGATGATTATGTTAATTTCTATAGATCGCTTGGTATAAATATTACAGATACTGCAGAAATTGAAAAGGCATTAGCTACAAAATACGATGTGCTAAATGCAATAGCAACAAGATTGAAGAATCATGTTAAAGTTAATGCTCACAATGCTGAAATAGGACAAAATCTTAATAAGATAAATAGTTTAAGAAGTCTGTTTGGGGCTCATGAATCATTGAATTTTGATGAAACGGATACTCAAAACGAGAGTGGTCTTAATTCATATTATAATACTATACAAAAAGTTGAATTTGAATTATCAGATAAATTCAATTCTTTCATGTCTGTAAATGCTCCTGGTGATACGCAAAGTGAATTATCATTAAATAGTACAGCTTCTATTGTAACGAATGATATAAATGCTATCCCTGAAGGAATGAGCCTTCAAGATGCTATTACCAAGTTTCCCCACTTGAAATTTTTAGATCCTGCAAATGATCCGATGATCCGGGCCAACCGTTATCATAAATTATTATTTGATAAAAATGGATTACGTACAGATGTAAAGTTGACATTAAACAACTTCTCAGGCTCTACCTTATTGCAAGAAGATAATTTCATTGGGTTAACAAATATGGATTTAGATGTTAACTCTAAGTTCATGACTGACGTTTACTTAAGCTTCTTTAATAAATCCGAGGTGACAAGAATGGCTGATAAGTCTACGTCACTCCATATGGGGATTGATTTTAAACAAGTTTTTGGAACTGCTGAAATATTAGAAGCATTAAAAAATCCAAAGGATACGACAATGTTTAACGAGTTGAAAGATTACTTGGTAGCAGAAATCGTTAGGGTAAATATAATAGCTGACATCCAAAATAAAGGTGGAATGTTAGATAAAGGGTATCGTGAACGAGGAGGTAAACTATTTATCTTTGATGACATCTTTAACTCTAATACTAAAAAAGAACTATTATCCTTAACGGATAGTACAGATTTTGATACTGTAGCAAAAGCACTTTCGACATTAAAAACTTCCGACCTTGTAGAGCAAGTGAATGAATATTTCACAGAGAAGACTGATTACATGATGGAGAACTTCGCAACAGAATTATTTATTACAGACAGTGTAATGGATACAATCTTACGAGAACTTCCAGAAGAATTAGCAGAAACTGCCGACGAAGATACCATAAGAGAGATTATGATTGGAATGTTCCAAAGAAACAAGTTCCTTCATAATTTAGACTTTACGACATTACACCTTGGAGATCCTGCATTATTTGATGTAGAAAAAGAAGATTTCAATAAACGTAATGCAGGTTATATCTCTACTGGAGACATCTTTAGAACAGATCAAGCCTTTATGGATTTCATTAATTCCAAAGATGAAAATGGACAAATAAAAGCACGAGGGTGGTCTAACAAAGTAACAGGTGGCAAGTCCGAACATAAAGATTACGACGGTCGAATTAATACAGGAGTCATTGCTGACCATAAAGCAATATCAGAATACCTAGATGAAATCCAAGAAGCACTTCCGGGAGTAGATTTAAAATCTTACAAAGAGATGGAGGAGGGTGACGGCCAAGGGTTTATCGGATTCGATAGTTATAGGTTGTTAAGTATAGCTCAAGGTATATGGACTACCGAACAAGAAGTACAATACAACTATATTGTTGATAGAGCTACTGATGAAAACGGTAATATTATACCAGGAAAGTATGACCAAACAGAATTCACAGAGTTCTTTCCTTCAATGAAATTACAATCCTTTGGACCGTTGGATACAGACGCCCCATTAAGGCAACAAGCAAATCATAAGTTTAATTTAGTTCCTCTTATTCCAGGAATGATTAAGGGGACAAAACTTGAAAGTCTCAGTCAAAAAATGATGGAGCAAGGGCTAGATTACGTTACGTTCAAGTCTGGTTCTAAACTGTCTACATTATCTAAGAACGAATCTGGCTCTGACCAGTACTACAATAAAGATAGAAGTCTTAATGAGGATTTGGTTTTCGAAAAGAATGTAATCTTTGCAAAGTACTTGAAAAATCAATTAAAGATTCACAATAAGTACAAAGGAAAGGTTACTCTTCCAACTCAAATGAGAAGTATCCTTGTGTCGGATTTGAAAGATAAAGATGGAAACTATTTATCCAAAGAGCATGAGCAATGGCATAAGGATTACTTAAAGAACCTTAATGAAATTCGTAAGTATAAAGAACAGGAATTATACAACGAATTAGGGATTAAAGATGTGAAGTCACTCATACAGGATTCTTCGAAACTTGTGAATATGATCCGTAGAGAATTCACATCTAAGGATTATACTGAACGTCAAATAGAATTCTTATTTGACGGTGGAAATTTAAAATCGGATTTGTCAACAGCACTTACTGCTGACCAAGTTGAGAAATTACTTGTATCTCTTATTGATAAACGTCTTACCAAAATAAAGGTTAATGGTGAGGGACTTATTCAAGTAGCATCTACAATGAGTGAGAAGAAGGGTACCACTCAGATTAAGGGAGATAAAAATTCAGGAACAAACGGCTTAAGAAGTTATCATAATAAAGATGGTAAGACTGTAGGTATGCAAGTTAAAATTTCTTTACAAGGTAACTTTGAAAAACTACTTTACATCAATGGTAAAGACGGTAAAAGGATAGCAAAGTATACTACTCGTAAAAATGCCGACGGAACTACAACTAAGGAGTTGGATTATGAATTATCATTAGAAAGATTAAATGAAACAATCAAAGATGAAAACTGGCTTAATGAAAATAGAGATGCGCTCCGAGCTGTAGCTCCTCGTATCCCATCACAAGCTATGAACTCACTTGAGTTTATGGAAGTTGCTGAATTCCTTCCTAAGAACTCTGGCAACATTATGATTGTTCCTTCAGAAATTGTAGCAAAAGCAGGTTCGGATTTCGACGTTGATAAATTATTTACAATGTTCCCTAATATTGACATATACGATGGAAAGGTAGAACTTGTAAAATACACTACTATTAATACTGATGTCCAAGGTGTAAAAAATAAAATTAAAGAGACAACTAAGAAACTCAAAAAAACAAACGATGAACTTTCAGACTTATATACAGATCTTACTGAAACAAAAGAGCTTATTCAGATAGGTAAAAAGTTAGAATCTTTATATACAGAACGTGAAGACTTAGCAAACAATACAGATGCTTTAAGTAAACTCAGAGCAGAGCATGTTGAAAAAGAAATCGAGGCCTTAGTTGAAGAACAAGCTAATTATTATGAAGAAGTAGATGGTGAGTTTGAAGATGCTGCAGATAACGATATGCTTACTCAAGAAAAAAGAGAAATTTGGAATAAAATTAATCCTCTTAAAGAAAAGCAAAATTCATATCAAAATGAAATTAATGATTACAAACGTGAAATTAGTGGAGCATCTGTAAAGGGATTGGAAAACGAATTGATTGATTTAATTGCTAGACGATTGAGCATGGAGACTGTTTATCCGGAATTAGTTAAACCGAATACAAACGATATGGTTGAGCCTCTTGCTAAAGAATTATCAGAATTTGCAACAGACTACAAAAAATATGATCGAGTAAACGGCACACAGACATATAATAAGAATAACGAGAAGCAGATATCTCCTACTCAGATATTTGATCCTATGTATAATATTAACAAACAATTAGAAAATGCTGTTGGTATGGATACGTTAGGTGTAGGAGCAATTGGATCTAAGTTTGCATCTATATTCCAGTCAATAGATATGTACCTTAATCCAACAAACGGATTAACTCATACGGAATTCGATAAGCTGGTATCAGATAGAGATAATGAGGTTAGAGAATTATCTCCTTCTGAACACAAATCTGTCGATGAACATATCGATTATAGAATACAACTTGACCACAATACTAGAATGGAAGAAGTAAATGGTAAAGTTCAAAAAGTGATAGATTTATCAAAAACAGAAAATGTTTCTGGAGAAAGAGTTTCCGATTTATTAGGTCAGCTTATTAACGGATGGGTAGATGTTGCTAAAGATGCATGGATATTTAATATTCAAGGTAATAAAGAGGTAGTTCCTACACTAGAGTTCTTATTGATGGCCGGAGTTGACTTCAGACAAGCTGTAATGCTTTCATCTTCAAAATTGGTACGCGAGTACATCCAAACAAAAAGAAAGATGAACAGTGCATTCTATGGACTTAGTGAACTAGACCAAACCAATAGTGAAACTTTTGATTTAATACAGTTCCATAATGACATAGATGCATTAAACGAAGTGCTTGTTAATAATGGACAGGAAGAATTAAATAACATCGAGCAAGTATATGGAGAAAGTAGAAACTTCAGTAATCCATTAGAGATAAAAAAGAACGGTACGATCGAGAAGTTAATAAAAAATATGGGCAAAGAAAGAAATGCTCACGAGAAAGACCAGGAACTCCAAGCACTACTTCAATTTGTATCCTATGAGCAAACAGCAAAGCAGATTACAAACTTAACAATGGCTACAAAGTTTGATACGGCTACATCAGCTAGCCTTGCAGAAGTACGTAATATGCAGGAAAAATTCGATACTCTTCATGAAAATAAAGCTTTGCCCGAAAACATTAAAGACCGAATGTTGAAGGATAGTCCTATAGGAATGTTTAACACTAATGAATTACAACTTGAACTATGGGGACAATTCTTTAGTTTAAAAACACATAAGGTTATTAGCAAGACTGCTAATGAAGGTATTAAAGGTAGGTTTCAAAAAGGAAGAACCAAGGTAGAAAACGAAAAAGATTTTTCAGAAGAATTCATTTCATATCTATACCAAAACGAAAGTACTCGTATAGAAAATAATGTTTATCGAGGGTATACTATTTTTGAATTAGAGAACCCTGGGGAAAATGAAGAATACCGAGTAGAAGATGGGAAGTTCTTTTTTAGTAAACCTTTTGTTGAAGGTAGAGTTGCAGGATGGCCTTTGGGGAATAGCAATTCGGTTAAAAAATTCTATATTGAAAAATATATAGCTGAAAAGGATCTGGATTTAGACAAGGTTAAGGATACTTTATCATACAAGATGGCAGAAAAAGCTGTAGCCTTAGATCCAACAAAAGATTTAAAAGATGAATATTCAGATGCAGAAGCTATAATTAAATCTGGAAATTCCGAACAATTATTTGAGGGTGATCATACTTATTCTAAAAGATTACAAGAGCTTAAGGAAAAATTCCCAACATTGGCAGGGCAATTTACTTTAGTAAACGATTTGACTCCCGACACATCAAAGTATCATAGAGAAAACTTATACTTAATAAATCAAAAAGAAGAAGGGTATAAAGATATATACGAAGAGAATTTAGCTATTCTCAAGGAACATCCACAACCAGAAATAAAAGAATTCTTTAGAATGTTTGACAGATTTGCCGTACTGCAAAGTGGAGTTAAAAGTTATGGGAAATATGTAATGACAGGAGTGATTGATCAGAACCATGTAGATAAAATAGTGAGCCCTATAAAGAATGATATTCTTTCTCATTTTAATGCTTTGGAAAATGATACTGAATCAAGCTATCCTTTATTACAAGATTTTCAAACACAATTCTATAAAGGAGAGGCAAGTCATTTCAAACTATTTTTAATGAGTAAAAATAGAGGAGCTCAATTTGAAAGCGATGCTTATTTTGGAAATACATTTAGAGAACTAGACATGAGGCCGTTAAGTTTAAATTCATATCCTGGTAAAATTCCAGTGATGGACATGGAGATGGCAAACGCTAGTGATAAAGTGATTATCCATAAAGTAGGAAACTTCCCGGTTAAAAATTATAAAGAGTATAGCAAGATTAATAAATACTTTAGTTTTATAAATACGAATTACACAAACGCTCTTACTGAGGAATATAGTAAGGATGAACCTGTATGGGTTACAGGTGAAACTATGAATGATTTTGCTACAGGTGGTAAAAATAATGAAGCTGCATATCAAAAAACTCTAGAAAGAACTTTTGAATCTTACAAAACAAGCATCAACGATGCTATCGAACAAGGAGCCGAAGTGTTTAATGTAGGTATGAATAGTGGAATTGATTCAATGACTCGAAAGTTCCTTAAAAAAGAGAAAGGTTTAAAAGAGCATAAGATTGTTACGAAAAATGGTGTGTACATGCAATACTCTAAGGCTAATGAGGTTACACCAGAAAGATTATATTCTACTATCGGTGGTGAAGCAAATGTAAACGATAGGTTTACGACACCTATGAAAGACTTAAAAGTAAATCTATCAATAGGAACAAAACCTTATACAAATATCTTTCATTATTTAGCAGCTAAAAAATCACTACTTAGTGATAAAAATACTCGATTAATATTAAAAGAAAAGATCGAAAAAAATGGTACTAAATATACCGAAGCTGACTGGGTTAATTTAATATCAGGAATTAAATTAGGAGCTGATAAATCTAAGTATAACGAAATAGATACTATATTAAAGACTCTCATTCAGGTTGCAGAAACTAATCCAAAATTCAAATCGGAATTAGAAAAGTCTGGAAAAAGTTTATTGACTTTAGGCACAGGTCGTTCAGCTTTTGAAAAGAACTTCGGTCGTGCATTACTCGAGGCAAGAGCTGAATATAATGGTCCAGTTACGTCTATGGAAAATATTTCTATAGAATTACCTTCATACAAAATTGATACCGGCCTTTCTAATAAAGATGGTTCTAAACGATTCGCAAGTACTAATGGTACTACGATTAAAATTAATCCTGTAAAGAATGTAAAAGAGCTATTTGATTACATGGAAGGTAAAGAAGGTGGAGCTACTTCTCAACAGAAGCAAGAAGTCTTAAAGGAAATGGAAAAACAAGGATACGGAATGTCTAAAATTAAAGAATTACTTACGACTCCAGAACGTGCAGATATATTCTTAATCTTACATGAACAAGACCATATAGATAATAATGATAAAGATGTATATTGGGCCCAAGGTAAAGATTTAATGACGGAAGACAAGATAGCTATTGAAGCAAGAGCAAGTGTTAATGCTTTAATGAAAATCGAAATAGATAATTATACTGGTGAGGATCCAATAACCTGTAAAACATAATCAAATGGGATGTGATACTAAACAAAATAGCCTTGACTATTTAAAAAGGGAGAAGATTATAGATGAAACACGTATCATTTTAGATTACGAAACCTTCGACAAAGGTAATAGACTTGTTACCGGAATGGCTGTTGTAAAATATGGATTAAACACAGGAGGCAGAATGCTATTTCGTGCTGAAACAACATCTCATAAAGTTGTTGATAAAAATTATGCTACATCTAGGATTCAAAATGTAACTCGTGCAGTTCCTGTAGAAGAACTATTTGAAAAATTAGATGAACTACATAAGGACAAAACTGAAAAAGAAGAACAACAAGTTGAAGATGTATTAAATAGAGAACCTATAAATAGAGTTTTGGATATAGGATTTAGACACTATAATGAAGATGTTAATCATTATACCGAAAGCAAATCCGAATCGGTTAATAAGAATAAAAAAGTTCAAATTTCAAATGAAGGTTTCGTAAACCAAAAAGAAGACTCAAATTTATATAATAATTTGGTTAAAGAATTCAAATTTGAGACGGGCTATGAATTTAATATCAATTCTGCAAGCTTTGATAATTTAAAACATCAAAAAAAGTTTTACGATTTTGTACAATCGAAAGGACTTAAAGGAATGGAAGTGTACAACTCTAACGGTGAGCTCCAAATGATTAAATTTAATCAACGGGAATTTGTAGAAACAGAAGTAAGTACTGGTGAAATGCTTAAGCCAAAAGGACCGACGGCAATTAAGCAAACGTCTACGAAACCAGTTAAAACAGCCTTAGAAACAAAAGAAAAATATAATGCTGAAGAAGCTAAAACAATATTAAATGCATATACTCTGGAGCAAGTGAATGAAATGCTTGAAAAAGATAGAGATGGAGCAATAAAAATATTTAATGGACTTCTTTATGGTGAAGGATTAAAAACTGATATTTTTGTTTCCGATCGTGATGTGAATGAACAAGTAAATAAATGTAAATAGATATGAGCAGTTGTTTAAATATTTCTCAAGAAGAATTAAAAGATTATACAGATCTTGATATTAATTTATTCGAAATAAACAGAGACTTTTTGCAATACGGAGTACTTCGTTCTCCAAGAGCAATTCGTTATAAATTAGATTTAATTAATGACGAAACAAACGATAAGTATTATGAATTTAATTCTCAAAGAGATACGTTTAAAGATGAAGCAAAAAGTTTTGATAACAGAACTGCAGAAAATTGGTTGTTCCAATTATCAAAATCTATGAATGTTGAAGCTCAAGTAATTACTGAAGAAGTTGCAGAAAAAATTCATGCCGATAAACAAAAAAAATATTCAGGAGAAAATGCATTCTTTGCAGATGGTATAGTATATTTTATAGAAGGAAAACTTACTCCCGAATCTGTAGTACATGAATTCTCACACCCTATAATAAAATCTTTACCAAAAGAAATACGTGATAAACTATACAATGAGTTACTAGCTGACGGAAGCTTTCAAGATATTATAGATGATGTAAATGAAATGTATCAAGATGCTCCAGAATCGATACAAGAAGAAGTTTTAGTACGTGCTCTTACAAGATTGGTTGAAATGGAGGAGTTATCTCCAAAACTTAAAAATTGGTTTGATAAATTAATGTACCAAATCAAGCAAATATTAAGGAAGCTACTTGGTAGAAAAGTGAATGTTGGAAAACTACAAGCTGACACTACCCTTAAAGGACTCGCAGAGATGGTTGCAAAGGGGGATGTTCTGGAACTCCAAAAGGAAATGATTACAAGTTCAGATGTAATTGAATATTTCAAAGATAAAGAAAAGTTTATTGAAAGTTTTGATACTATTTCCCCTAACAATAAAAAGGAGATGGGTATTATGTTTGGTACTATGGGTAAAATATTCTCTGCTGTAGCAGAACAAAAAGCCGATATACTAAATAGTGAGAAGGCAGGAGATATAATGCTTAGTTTGAATGGTATTTTTGCAGACGAATTGGAGTTCCGGTATATGCAAGAAATCGAAGCTCTTAAAGAAAAAAATCCATCCTTATCTAAAAATGAAATCATTGAATACTTTTCAAAAAAAGATGACGGTACTTTTACAGAGTTGAATGATGTGATCCATGAACGAATGGGCAACATGATGCATGCCTTATATAAAGTAAATGATATTCTTACAGAAGGAAATAAAAAAGTAAAAGCTATTGATAAATTAAACAGTCGTGAAAAACTTGATAGGCTTATTTACTTTAAACGTCATATGCTTAATTATCAAGAGGTAATTAATGATTTCAATAGAATAGGCTCTAGGGAAGAGGCTTATGTAATAGAAGATGGTAAATTAAAGTTAGATGCCCAAGGAGAACCTATTAGAAATCCAGTTAGTAAATTATCTCAAGATTTAAAAAATAACTTGACAGAAATGCAAAATGAAATTGCTAGGATTCAAAAAGAATCCGTTCGTGATATTTTTGTTGAGTTAACTGCTCCGATGGCAAAAGATGCTTTGGATAAATTTAATGCTGAAATGGATGGTCCTAAGAAAGGGGCTCCTCAAAAGATTAGGGATGCCGCATACAAGCGTTTTCATTCAATGACTGAGGCTGAATACAAACAATATAAAGAACTTAAAGCTAAAGGAATTAAATCTGATGATTATAATAGGCTTCACGAACTATGGTTAACCGGATTGGAGTTTGACGAATCTAAAGCCGATGCTATACTAGATGGCTCTGCACAAGATGCCAATTGGTCTAATGGATTTTTAGAATCTTTATCTAATAATACCGATCCAGCTATCGAAAGTGTTTATAAGCACATTCAGATGATGACTAACATGTACGAAACAAATGCTCAGTCCTGGATGGCTAATTTTATTACGGTCGTTAGTCCGAACATACATATTTTTTCTGGTCAAAAAAGAGGAGGTATAGGTTTAAAGCAATCTTTTAGAGATAGGATAGCTACTATTGAGAATGGAGCTATTGTAGAACGTGAAGAAATTGTATTCCTTAATCCTTGGAAAAATTATAGATATGACCAGACGGTTCATAAACATAAAATCGAAGAAGCTAAAAAGGCATTTGATGCCGATGGGACAGATGCTAGTAAAAAGCTCTGGAAAGAAGCTAAACATGATTATCAGAAATGGAAAAATGTCTATATGAATCAGGATTTCGATGCCGGTTATTATGCTGCCAACGATCTTCTTATGAAGGATGATATAGGATATGAAGCTGGTGAACGTAGAGAAGCTATATTTGATGAAATGAATAAGCTTCAAGAAGATAATTCTGACGGAAGGCATAATGAAATTATAGATGGTCTTAAACATGACTTAAAGCAACTTCGTTCAACTACTGATTTATTCGGAAATAAAAAGACAGGAATGGATTTGGCAGTTGCAGAACGACTTCAAGAGTATACTCAAGCACGGGCTGAATATTTTATAGAAGATGAAATACCAGGTGCTTTTCAAGATGCCTACGATGAGTATAGTGAATACGTTATAGCTAATGGTTCTAAGATGGGAGAGCCTGCTTATAATGAAAAAATGGCAGAGTGGTTGGATCGTAATACAAGAACTGTTCTTAAAAACTCTGTTTATACACAACGAGAAAAGTTAATTGCCGAAAAGGAAGAACTTCTTAAGTTACTTAATGAAGAAAACAAAAAAATATTCGATGACACTCAGGAACAAACATTAATTAACGAGCAGTCAAATCAAGTAAAAGATAATGGTAATCAGCCAGATGGTAATGAAGCAACTGCCAAATCTAGAAAAGCTGTATTAGATGCTCATATTGAAGTTGAAAAGAAACGTCAGGACATGATCACGCGTAGTGGTCTTAGCAAAGCTAACAAAGCTCGTTTTGACGAACTACGACAAATTTATAATGACGATGGTGGAGTATGGAAAGACAATTCTAATGAACAAGAGTATAACAAACTGGTTAAAGAAAAAACAGAAACTTCAGAACGTCTTGGATTAAATTCGGTTACACTAGCAAGATTGTCGGAAATAGATGCTATCCTAAGTCAAGATAATATTCCTACGGATTACTATAAGAATACTATAATTACATTATTAAATACTCCAAAACTAAGAACCTTATTTCAAGAATTTATTGAAAACCAAGGGCATGAGTTTACCTCTATGGAGGAGGCATACAATAATGATTTTACTGCATTTGTTCAGAGTGCTCAAGGTCAAGAGGCCGTTAAAACCGATGATAATTTTAAAAAGTTTGTTGAGCAAAACCATTATGAGAAAGATGGGGTACTTACTCCTACAAAATTATGGTTGGTCAATATGTCTAAAAACCCATATGATTATCGTACTAAACGATTAATGTCTCCAAAAGACAAGGATGGCAATCGTAAAAAATTAGATCTTATTAAAATTGATGACCAATATAGAATTCCTTCAGCAGAATTTTTTACTCGTGTTGTAAAAGAAAAGTATGAAACCAAAAAAGTAATTGGTGAAACAGTAGATAATAGAGGTAAGTGGCTACCTAAAGAAGAACCGGGTAATACTTATAGAAATGAAAAGTATTATCAACTTAAAGAAAATGACCCAAAGACTTTTGAATTCATGGAAAATGTAAAACGTGAATATATAAAAGGTCAGGAAGTTGGTGAGAATAATGATAAGATGTGGTTGACTTTTCCTAGAACCAGAAAGACTAGGCTTGAAAATGTTGTTACAGGAAACGTAATGAAGTTTACAAGACGTACTCGTGAAGCATTCATGGGAGCCGAAGATGATGTGTTTGATTACAAAGGAAATGATGAAACTAGAGATGAATTGAAACAAGATTCGGAGCATCTTAAGTCTTATTCATTAATAAACACTGGTGTTAAAATGCCAGTAATTGGTGTTTCTGAAAACGCAAGAGGAGAACGTATGCATATCGATGACGTATCTACAGATTTTCTTAAAACCATTCCTGAATACATTGCTTCATTAAACCATAAAAAAGGATTGAAAGAAGCAAACAGCTATGCTAGAATGATGCAGGATGAAGTTGGAAAAGTTGAAATTGATAAACGTAACTTCATTACTCAACAAAAAAGCAATCGTAAACAAGATTCTAATTATGATAATTTAGACGAGAGTTATGTAAAGCATAAAAGGAAAGAAGGTAGAAGCAAAAGAGATAAAATTCTTGAAGCTTTAATAGAACGTGACTTAGACGGTATCACATTAACAGGAACTGGTTCTCAAGCTCGTTTGGTGCATAGAGCTTTAGACTCTATGGTAAAACGTTCTTCTAAAATGAATTTCAATTGGAACTTATCGTCAGGTGTTATCAACTTTGGGCAAATGAAAATTACATCTCTCACTCATGTTCTTGCTGGACAAGAAATGTCGTATAAAAATTATGTACTTGGTGAAAAATGGGCAACACAAACTGCATTCAAGGTAAGCCGTGATATCCGTAGAAAAGGTCATAAGTCTTTGGATGAGCAAATATTCACATTATTCGATGCTATTTCTGGTAGAGCAATGGAAACAATGGGTGATCAACTATCTCGTACTTATATAGGAGATGTTTTAGATAATAAAAATCCTCAAAAGGTAAGGAAGTGGTTAGAAATGCAAGGAGCTCTTCAGAATTTTGGTGGAATGATGTATGAAAAGAAAGTTAAAATTACAGATAGTGCAGGTAACACTAAAGAGATTCCATACATTAAAGCATTTGAATTAGTTGATGGTCGTATTCAAACTAAAGAAGGTGTTGAAGAAAATTATGCCGTTACATACGACAAAGATGGTAATCCGTCCTTGGGTGAAGGGTTTACCGAGCAAAAATTACATATGCAAAATGTTATTATGAAGTGGAACGGTGCCTTTGCCAAAAAAGACCAGGCATTAGTAGGACGATGGGTTATAGCAAAACAATTACTATTCCTAAAGAAGCACGTTATTCCAATTGCTTCGAAACAGTTTTCATTTGGATTAGGAATGAGTAGACATAGCTGGTTACCTTCTATGAGAAAACGTATGAATTGGTCAACAGGAGAAGCCGAGTGGGGACATTGGGTTGGTACTGCTATGGTATTACGTGACTTTTTTGCATCTGCTGCTAAAGGACAAAACTCATTAATGTACCTAAGTAAATCTGAATTAAAAGGGATGGGATATGTAGCCTTTCAGCTTCTAATAGGATACTTATTAAAGTCTTTGTGGAGGTTATTAACTCCTCATTTTACAGACGATGACGGGATAGAAAAGACAGATTTTATGGCAATGCACGATCGTTCTGGATGGTATGATGAAGGGCTGTTTGGTGCTTACGACCAAGACGGTGATCCAGAAACACAAGAAGGATTGGGGCTATACGCAGACCAAGATTATCATGACTTTCACTTTAAAGGATTTATGCTGAATCATTTAAGTATGGTTACTGCTAAATTAAACGATGAGTATAACTCTGTTAATTGGCTAGGAAGTTGGTCAGGAGTTAAAGATGTTATTGGTCAAACTACTTCTCAAAGTATTGCTTTAAGTCAAGTATTTGATTACGGAACCAGCCTTATAGATATGATGTCGGGTGAGTCTCCAACATCACCTTCTCAAGTAGGTGGTCCATATTTCTTTGAACAACCTGATTACAAATATGAAAGCCCCTTTGGTGATATAGGTGGTAATTATTTTAGATGGATGTTTAGATTCCATGGATTCAACAATAAGATGCTTAACCCTACAGGAGCCGAGGAACGATTTGAAGCTGGTAAACGTATGAGGTAAAATCGGAAGAAAAAAAAATAGGGAACCCGAAGGTTCCCGTATTTTATGCTAATGTTTCTTTTTCGAAATCCGGAGGACTTAATGTTTCGTGTACTTCAGATAGTGTCTGAACATCACTCTTAAGTTCCTTTGCAAATAACTCGTGATATTTCTCAGGGTTTAAGTGAGTGTCCACAAGTATAGGACCGATAGTGGTCTTACTATATGAGTCCAAAATTATCTGCTTAGTCTCGGGACTGAATTTGGAATAAGAACCCTCTAGGAAATGTAAGTAGTCTACTCCGTATTCCTTCAGGTCAAATACGGCATAGTCAAATTCAAGACCTCGTATGTGTTTTACAAAGTACTCGTTATTGAATACAATTTTATTACGAAACTCGTAATAGTTCTCCTCATTCTGTCTTTCGTAAGCACATATAATGCTCGGATGTTTCGACGAAAACTCATCTTTATATGCAATGTAAGTTTGCTTTGGTCTGATAGCATCGTGACCGAATTTTAATAATGGATAGAGCATGAGTTTGCTCTTTTGCACGTAAAATGAATTTAGATACATATGGTTGGTTTAAATGATTACTAAGGCCCGAATTCTATTTCTCTAAGCTCCTTTTCGGTTGGAGCAATTTTATATCCGGGATCTACCTTTTCTTTTGGTGGAAACCCAGTAATGAAGCACCACATAACAAAAGCTATGAGTAGTCCTGTCATAAATAATAAGCCCATGAAGTTAATGAATTTTCTCCACATAATCAATGCTGTCAACCAATGTTGTTTCATCCTTACAGTTTCCAAAGCACCAGTTTAAATCGGTACCATGAAAATGGTCTAGAACTTCATTTTCGTTGGGATTTACAAAACGTGTAGTACCAACGTTATCGGTTCCACATTCTTTACAAACATATAACGTACCGTTGACCTCAAGCTGAGGATTCTCTACGTCTTGTGTATTAATTAAGGCTTGTTTCGCATCCTCAATTGATTGATGGGTATAATATGGTCGGGCAGGTCGTAAACCACACCCGTCCATATATACATGCACTTTATCTGAGCACTCAAATGTTATTACCCTCATGCTGCTAGTTTTTCGTTTTTAGCTTTGATCATCTCCTCGGCTAATATTTGAGATGGTTCATCTCCAGATGCTAACATACCTTTTATGGTCGTATACTGTTTACGTTCTAGTGAACCTTCAGCACATAAAACAGCAGCTTCGGTTTCCAGTTGCTTAACATAAGCTTTATTGAACCTGCTTTCCATATCACCCGGTTGAGTAATATCTTGGTAATTCTTTCGCATTTTACTATTACAAATGCTGGTAAATTGAGTACGTGCCTGATTTACCTTAGTGTATACTTTCGGTGGATTAACAGTCATAGCCCGTCCTCGTCTACCATATTCAGAGTGTACTTCATACGCTCTTGTTTGTGGATTTTCGTATAGTCTTACAATGTACAATTTGTCGGAAGTTCCGGCTATACAGTGTAATTTTTTTATGTCGATTAAAATCATAATTAAAGTATTTTAGATATTTGGTTACGGATGAGTTTTAATGATCTACCATCCCACGGACCATCTTTGAATGTAACAGAAATGTCGTCATCCTTAGAGGGTAGCTGTTGCACAATGGCAGTTCCTTTCATACGTCTAACTTTTAATCTATCGCCTGGTTCTAATTCACTAAACGATTCTTTAGTTATCCACTTATCGGAGTGCCAATTTTCATCTTTCTTTTGGTTTTGTCCCATTGCTAATCTTTACATTAAATGCTCGGCAGAATCTATCGAATTCATTTCGACGTTGCCACTTATCCCAATCAAGGTGCTTTTTAGCTTTCTTCAAGAAGTACCGTTTAAGTTTACGGTAATTCTTTTTAGTCAGAACATATGTCATCAAGGAGCATCGTTTCAGCTCCATGACAACATCTTCTGCAAATTCTGCTTCGGTCATAATAGATTGTGTACCCTAATACCGATACTAGATAAGTATTCAGTATTTCTAATCGGATACTTTGCCGATAGCTCATCGTATCGTCTTTGTATACTCGCTAGGGCTGTTTTAGGATGCTTCTTCATTAAGGCAGGTATACTCATTCCCCAATGATGATAATAGTCTCCATCCTTAGTTGTATACTGAATACCTTTTTTAGCCTCCTTTAATTCCTCCTTATGACGAGCCAATGCATCTACTAACGATGCAAGGTCTACCTGAGACTCCATCTCAAATGGTTTACCACCATAAGGTTTACCGTCTGGAGCATGAGTATGTACATGGATATACTTTGATGTTGCCCGAAGCTTTGTTTCAACTTCATGAAACGTTGATACGGTTGTGTTCTCATAGTCAGATGGACGAACATCCATCTCTCCACCACGAGCATCGTCATATGCAGAAGCAAACTTCTTATTGTTGTAATAAAGGTCTGCATTGATTCCTGCCATGCCGTCATGACCACTAAAGAACTTGACGTTCTTAATTGTGATGCCAAGTTCCTTGGCTGTCTTGAGCTCAAACTGATACGTTTGTTTACTGTCTAATTTGATAAGTTTTTGTTCCATAATTAGTGTTGTGTTCGATGATAGTAACTACTTGTTTACGTACTCCCACGAGTACCCCCCTGCAGACAATCGTTTATTTTGGCACACCTTTTTAATATTAGGTCGATGTATACCTGTGATTCTTTCCGCTTCGGCAAGTGAGCCGAATGACTTGATTACTTTTCCCGTAGCTAAATCAATTTGATTAATCTCTTTGCTTTGGTGATTGTCGTAACCTTTTGGTCTATCGGGAACTAATCCCATAGCAATAGCATGACGTTGATTTTCTGCATTACTACACCATTCAAGATTTTTGTAATAGTTATTAGTCTTTACACCATCTATGTGATTCACTTGAGGCTTACCTTCTGGTGCCGAACCAATAAAAGCTTCTGCTACAAGTCTATGTAGTACTATAGCTTTTTGTTTCATTCGTTCTCCGTCATGCTTAAACAGTTGACCTTTCACATAACCTTTTTTGCTTAGGTGTAGTTTAAATATAATTTCAGGATGATAAATTTCATCATCTTTAAATCTATGACCTTTTGTTTTTGAATACCGTATTCGTTTAGAGTATCCTGCCAATCTTTTTAATTTTCCATAGGATGACACTTCATAAAGCCCTTCGTATCCAACTACGGCTCTCCATGTTTCTTTATCCATTTGATTGCATCGGTAAATGATTGACGGCATTAAATAATTCATCGGTGTACTGCATTGCCATCTCTGCAGCTTTCCGAGGCTCAATATATCCAGCTCTTGGTTGTGAGGCTATTACACCTTGAAACGCAAGACCTAGAAAGTGTTCGTATTTTGTAAGCCCTCCCGATACAATTGGTGGTGGGGCTTGCATTGTAGGTTGTTCTTCTACGGTGGGATTTGCTAATTCGTCTTTTATCATTCCTTTTTATTTTGAATTTCTATTCTTTTTTCTTTATCCATAGGCTAGAATTCTATGTATTGAACAGGAACTTCCTCATTGGCTATTCCTGCTAGATACTCCCTATCGTTATGAGGGAGATCACTTCCTGCATCCGATAGTACATATTGCAAATCGTATTGATTAGCATCTCCATCGGAACTTGTAAAAGCAGGAGTTATATTTTCTTGTATTACTTCCATACCTCTCTCGGATATGGCTGGTAAGTATTCTATAAGTATTCGACTCATTTACCTTCGTAATCTTTTTTCAATTGTTCTTGGTCTGCAGGATAGTTTGCTACATAAAGAGCATGGTATCCTTCGTCTAGTGTACATGAAATCATTACTTTCTGAGTCTTTGGATTTATCTTAACGTAAATCCTTTGTACAATTTTTTCCATAAGTATGATTTATGAACCGCACCCAATACAGTCAATGTGACTATCTGTTGGTTTAGTTCCGTCTAATTTCATCTGCAGGTTATGAATCTCATCTTTAAGGTTCATGTCCTGAAACATGTCCCCCGTTAGCTTTGATTCTAACGAGGCTATTGTTTCTTCAATTTCTTTTCTTTCTTCTTGTGTCATGAGTTTAACTTTAAAATATATATCTTATGCTATTCCAAGGGATAATAGAGTCATGGAGTTTAGTCCATTTTTCTATGTAACCTTTTTTAATAGGATGCTTGTATCTGAGGTTAGAACCTCCATATGAAGATACTTTATCTTCTTGAATTTTTAAATTCCAAAGTAAACTTTCTCCTGGTATATTATTAGCTAAATTATATTCATGCTTTTTTCTGTTGTGAGTGAGAAATATGACTTCAGCTAATACTTGTGTTTTATACTCGGCTTTTACTATACTATTGATTAATGCAAACAGTTCTTGATAATCATCCAGCCAACCTTCGTATACAATTACAGGGGAAAAGTTTATATGAACATCATAACCTGATCCTATAAAGTCATTAATTGCTTGAATACGATTTAAAATAGATGAAGTGTTTGGTTCCACTAATTGTCTTAATCTTTCGGGCATTAAGCTAAATCTTATACGAACTTTTTTATTAGCGTTATAGTTTAGAAAGTTTTTTGGAACATGCTTTGTTGCAAGTGTAGCCATTGCTTTATCATGGTGTTTAAAGAAGTCGAATATCTTTTCCCAATTATAATACTTGCTATGCAAAGCAAAGTCTTCATTACAACTGATGTCGTATGTTATGAATTCTTTGTGAGTTTGATTAGGCTTGCTTACATCTGCAAAAGCTACATGAGAATTTATCTCTGTAAGTATTTGCTCAATATTTGTAGCATAATCTAAACCTGTAGGTTTATGCCTTTTCATATAGCAATAGCTGCAGTTAAATAAACAGCCATACCCAAAAGAAGGAGCAATGTAATCACTACTCCTTCCGGATTCTCTTATTTTGAAACTTTTTCGTGTTACGCATTTTATCATAAGCTATTTTTTCATTAGCCTCGCTTTCTCTTTTGAGGTTTGCCTTCTGACCTTTGTAGATCAGGTGACAAAATCCCCATAAGAGTAGCCATCCTATTATATACCACATATTCCTGCTTTACAACCTGGTCCTGTTCCACCAAAGAAATCCATTTGAACTCCTATATCTCTAGCAGCTGCCATAGATATCTCTTTCTTGAATCGATTACCCATCATAACTTCCATGATGTTTGCCCATTCAATAATAGATTTAGATTCCGGACGTTCATAGTTTAATTTAATTTGTTGAGGATGTTTCCAAAAACAGATTTGACAACCTGTATCTTCAGGGAATGATACCTCTGGATGTTTATCCCAAAATTTATTTACCATAGGACGCATTATCTTATCTTTTATGAGAGGATAGGATAGAGTTCTGTACTCAAAGTCATGTACCCACTTCTGTTGCCCTGTACCATAGTTGTTACAACTAATAGGGAAACTGATTGTAGTTGCTAAATCTTCTGCACGTTCAGCTTCATCATACCTAAATCCTATTCTCATGTCTATAGGAAGCTCGTGGTACATATAAATATGTTCGAACATAGGAATGATTTTCATAAACTCTGTACACCATCTCATAGAGATGTTAGGTAGACAACGTTTAACTTCTTGGATGAGACTTTCAAAACCTACACCACGTACCCAAGTAATTTCACGACCTGTCATCTGTTCAAGCTCAAGCATTGTAATCAATGTTTGTGGATCCTCTGCCGTTGCCAAAAATTCTGGCCAGTGAGGAGATGTCTTCTCCAATTTATCTTGAACCCTTTGTAAGAGTTTCTTATTTTTTCTCCAATATCCTCCGTTAGCATTGTGGTCATCAATACATACCACAGCAAACATTTCAATGTCTGCCGGGTAATGTACTGCTAAGTAGGATGAGGTCTTGCCTCCTGATAAGCTATTTACTGTTGTCATAAGTTTTCAAATCTTTCGGGCCATCTCCAGACCCAATCGTCAATTAATAACATTCCCGTCTGTATATGCCTCTTGGTTTTGAAATCTTCAAAACTGTGAGGGCTATGAGGAGTTACTCTTGTGTGTGGGTATTTGAATTGCAGGTTGCTACAATAGTAATCCCACCATATAGGAAATGTTTTTGCCCACTCTTCGTAAAGTTCAGATGCTGATTTCATTCAATCTTCTATTAGTTCTAACACGGCTTTTGTCGCTGCTGGTTCTATAGCTCGTGCTATATCATCAGCGTCTATTTCTTTACCATGTTTCTTCAAAGCTCTTTGTATCCATGCATAAGCACCTTCATTATTAAAGGCAATACTTACAAGCATCTCTATTTCTTCGGAGAGTTTTTTTCTTCTTTCAGAAGCTTCATGCGAGTCTCTAATTTTTTTTTCAGTATTAAATCTTGAGGTTGGTCCCATAGTTAATCTTCTTCTTCCTCGTCATATCCACGAGGGTTATTTATATTATCTTCACCACAATTCCCACAATATGCAGGGTTTGGGTTCTCTACGTCTTTGCCCAAGTTGTCTTCGCAATTAGGGCATCTTAAAGGTACTGCCATATTTAATTTATTATCTCCTCTTCAGGAGGGTTACAATTCTCTCTAATAATCTTGGATGTTCTACGGACTTCATAGAACCATTCCTTTTTGTCGTAATCATATACAGGGTTAGTATGAATAAACTGTCCCTTGAATTTTTTCTTCAACTGTTCAGCCGTATAAAGTTTCTTAGCCATTATCGTCCATCATTTATTACCCCGTCAAATGCTCCCCATGAACAATTAGATAAATGGTAGCCTTGTTCACCTAGCCAGTCTTCTGTTTTCTCTGCGTCCCATTCGTCAGGTACATTGAGTATGTGCAATGTGCTTGTAGATAAATCTATTATAGCTATTGCTTGTTGCCCTTCCTTCAATTCAGTTCCTTCTTTCATGAGTAAACATTTATGGTTAGTAATCTAGTTACTGAAGGATAGTCCGATAGTAACTGCTCGTGTTTCTTTTCTGCATATTCAAATCCTTCTTGCTCTAAAAGAGAATTCCAAAATCTATGCATGCGTTCCATCTCGTCATCGTTGTCCGTCAGAACTCCTAATTCTTTATATGCAGCAAACCGTAGGTCACTGTTGGCACGTTCATCATGTATGATGCTGTGAGTTTTTCCCGTTAATAACCCATGCACGTTTTCATTTAGTGCATGGATTATATTGGTTAACATTGTTTCTCTGTTATTCATCTTTCTTTCTCTTGAGTTTAGCCAATGTACATTCATCGGCATCGACATCATCCCGTACTTCTTTCAGTACCGGTTGATACAATGAACCTCCTTCATTGTAGTAAAGATACTTTATCTCCACTATGTCACCTACTTCAACTTTAGGTGAGTTAGGATATTTTTACATCACTAACTGAGGCTACCATACATGAAGCTTCATCATAGAACTTACATTTGAATTGGTCACCTCCCGAGGCAGGCCTTCCTGGTGTATATGTTGCATTCATATTCTTGAACACAACTCCTTCAGCTCTCTCACTTTTAAGACGATTGTACATCTCACGTTTCTCCTCAGTAGTCCAAGCCGTTTCAACAACTTGTAAGATTGGATTATCTTTTAGGTGTGCTTTGATAATGATATATCTATCCATGTACGGAAGTTCTCCTGCACGGATGTCATCGAATATCATAATCCTATCTCCCATGTCTTCACCGTCAAGGATTTGAGGGAATGGAATTTTAGCACACGCACCAATCACTTCATTGGTTAACGCAACTTCAAATCCTTTTTTATTAGCACCTCTTATGACAGGGTTTCCTGCATTTGGAGTTACCTCAATTCCTCTACGTTTACCGTCATACTTTTCTTGCATGCAGTATTCAGAATCATTGATATAAGCTACTGCTTCTTTTTCAGTAAGCTCATTGAGTAACTGAGGTCGAATACCTAAGTCTTCTTTATCATCAGCTACAGTATTAATTGTACCAGATACACCATTAGGTTTATAACCCTTGGCTGTTTTTGATTTCACTAAAGAATCGTAGGATTTCTTAGCCTTCTCATAGGGAAGTGGATCACATGTCTTACATCCTGTAGTGAGAGTGTTTCCTCTCCTGCCGTATGCAAAGTTGACAACCCATCCGTCACCTTCTTGTTTTAACTCTGCCTGATAGACTTTATCAGAACTTCCTTCTTGAAAGAATAGTTCAATACTTTCTGCTTGATTCATTTTAAATAGTTTTGATTGTACATCTTGATTCCAATTCATTAATAGGAATCCTTCCTTGATTTGAGCTATAGTAACCTTGTTTTTCATATCGCTCCATCCATATGGTAAGAGCTAGGTGAGCTTCTTCAGGACTGTCCCATATTTCATCCCTGCTGATAGAGAATCCATCTGGGGATATTACATCGTATTTTATTTTAGCCATCCTTCCTCATTGTTTGTGCATACTCAGCTTTATGATGGGTATCCATGTGTTGTCTACCTGAATATCGGAGTTGAGCATGTAGCTGTACAGCTGTATGAGAACCTACAGGTTTCCATCCTTCTTCAATATGTTTTTTGATTTTTGTGTTCAAGTCACTAGGTGAGTTGGCACTAATTATTTTATATTCCTCCATTACTTACGGATTAATTCTACATAATACACATTCGGATTCTTTAGCTTTTTCTTTAGATATCGAATGGTTTTTTCATTGGACTTATCAAAAGGCATGATTATCTTGTTTACATGCTTGTCAATAAGTTTTCCATCTGAGTCTAGTAGCTTAATACAATCAAGACTACTTGCTCCCAATGCTCTTACTACGGAATACAATTCTTTAGTATAAGCTTTTTTATTTTTGAATAACTGATCCGATACAGGAAACAGCCATTTTATTTTGAAGTTATATTGCATTCTTTTGTTCTCTTTTCCAGATGGCAATACGCTCGATGGTGAATTTTTGTTTCTCCATATTGTTGGGAAGAGCATCTCGTTTCTCCCAATAATCTCCAGCTCTGATTTCTCTCCAAGCTTCTGAACCAAATTGGTCCTCAACTTCACACACCATTCTTGCGTATATAGCATCCACTTCCTGCCATCTTGGTACAGTAATTTGTTTTCTTATCATAGCATTAAATTAAAGCCCCCCTATCTGGTCGGGGGGCTAAGTTACACCTCTTTTTTACCCATTCACCACATGAACTTAAGCAGAAGATGGTTTTACGCATGGCAATCCGAACCGCATCATAGCATACAAAATAGAGGACTATTGATGTTGCGTGGGTAAATTGCTTAACACATCCTCTCGGAATTGAGGATGTCTTTTGTCTTCCGCACCTCTTATAATTCTATAATGGTACGTGGAAACTCTCGAATGTATCTTCAATAGTTACATTCAATTGTTTATCCGTAACACTCATGTCGTATGGACGTACAGCTCCGTAAAGAATAATCATTCGTTTCTCGGCCATAGCTGCATGTTCTACCATTCCTTCAGGAACTGTAAGACCATTATGCTCTTGGATATCTAAGAAGCTTTCTTCTTCAGGCTTATGTGCATCTTCAGGAGTAACAGGATTTTGTGACCTTGTTACTTCTTTTTCTTTCTCTGGAAGATTAATCTTTGGAGCAATGATTTGAACCGGTTCGTTTACTTTAGAACCAGCATCTAGCAATGCTTCCTTTTGTTTACCATCAAGTATGTCACCATACTCTTCGATACACTCCTCCTTAGTAAGAGTTTTCGTATGAACAATAGCATCCCCTTCGAAAGCTGCATTAGCAATCTCTGCTAATTCTTCTGGAGATTTTGGATCTACCACCTCCATCTGTGGTTCCTCATTAACACTAGCCTCAACATCAACTACTACTTCCTCCTCTGCTAAATTATCTTCAACCTCCGTGCTAATTTCTTCAGCTTCATTGTCCTCTGGAAATAATCCATCTAATGAGTCATCTGAAGCTTCGAATAATCCTGCAGGTTCAAGAGTTTCTTCAACCTCCTCCTGAACTTCAGATAGGAAGTCTACCTCTAATGTTTTATCAAGGTTAGGCTTTGCCTCCTCTATCATTTCTGCAGTCACATCTGTAACTTCCTCGGTAATTGTACCATTAGGTTTACCACCGTTGATAACTTCTTCAGCCAATTTAATAGGATCTTCAACAAGATTATCCTCATCGACCTCCTGAACTTCCTCTTCATTACCATCTGTATTCCATGAGTACTCACCCTTTTCTTCTGATTCAGGTAAGGTAGACAACGGTAACTTTATATCCTCCTTGAGTGGTGAAACTAATGCTTCAGCTAACTTTTCTTGTATCTCCTCTTGAGAGATAGCATACTCTGCCATAATCATATGGTGTAGCTTTTGCTGGTTACCTTGCCATCGGGTGATGTCGATATTCTCAAGACCGTACATTAACAATTTGTACAATCCCCATAAAGTATCTCTATCGGTATAGGTATGTACAGGCTTAGTACGTTCTTTCTTTACAGCCATAGCTTGCGTAGGAGTAACTAACTCATGTTCAAAGTACAATGCCCCCATAACACGACCATAACCCTCCTCATCAATCTGCATTGCTTTCATACGTTCTTTCTCAGCAATCACTTTAGTAAAGTGTTGATGAGCATTATCAATTAACCCTTCGATAACTTCGTATGCTTCTTTGTCAGCATCTCCAGTATGCTTACGTATCCAAGACAAACCTTCAGTTCCAATTAAGGAAGCCTTGTTGTCATGGATGTAACCACCAATAGCACAAGAGAATTTAACCTTCTTGTTATATGAGTTCTGCCATGTGAATAGCATTCCCATATCTGCATCTACTGTTGATTTGATATACACTTTTGCAAGTGCTACTTCACCAGCATATGAATAGCTGTAATGAATATCTTCTATCTCCAGACTCGCATTGTTTAATTCATTCTCAACCTTTTGGATTATATCTTCGTGAGAAATAACAGTGTACGTGTCAGTCTGTTGTGGTAGTGGTACTGAGATTAAAAACTTCTCAGTACACACACCTTTGTCTGTGTTCTTTGCCATTAAAGTAATGTTGTTTGTGAATAAATAGGTTCAACCGATTCAATTTCCTTTCGAATTAAATTCATGTAGAACTGCTTATTGATATTGTAATCTTTGAAATCTTTATTGTCATCGATTTCAATTGCAACTTGTTCCAGTACTGCTGAAGCTTCAACTTTCTCGGTCTTTATTAATAGGTCACCCTTCTTGTAAGACTTTGTAATTTTACCTTTGGCATTTACAATCTCAACATCTTCGGTTGCTATCTTTCTTTCTTCCTTGATTAGTTTACATCCCTTCCCGGATACAAAATAACGTACTGTTTTTTGGGTGTCATTGTTATATAACGTCCCGTCTTCAACACAAGTTTGTTTTATTTTCCAATCCCCTTTTGCTCGGATACCTGCACAAAAATCATAGATGTTTGTACACTTCTCAATCGATCGTTCTGGTTTCATGCCGTGTACAAAATGATTGTATATAGCAATTGCCTTCACACGGAAACTCTTATTTTTATGGAGCTCCTTGTTGACATCAAATCGTCCTTTACATTTAACAGGATAGTGATAATACTTACCGTCCACCTTCTTTATTAAAGGCTTTGGATACTCACTATGGAATAACTTTTTTGCCTCTTCAAAATCTATCTCGTAGCCTCGGAAGATTCCAATGTAATTATTTACATCCCATATGATAAGCTTTTCATAATGCTCGTATTCAAGCACAAGGTTTGTCATCTTCTCCCATTTAGCACAAATCTCATTGTATAGATCTTCATACTCTTCCGGGAATATTATTTCACCACCATCTGTGTTTACCATTACTGGTCGTGCTCCTGGTATCTGCTCACACAATTCTTCCATGAGTTGTACCAATAACAATTGTCCATTACAGGTGATTTGCATTGTGAGCAATCCATCCTTTAGGAATGAGTGTTGATCATTACTTAATCCAAATGCTGAATTAAGTACAATTTTATACAGATAGTTGAGAGGATTACTCTTAGGGTACTTTAACCTCTCGTTGTAGAACCACTCGTATCTTTCGCAGAATATTTCTGACGGCAGGTGAGCAGGACTCCATCCATTTCTAATACATAAGTTTGGATAGTAGGACTTAACATCGAATGACTTAACAATCATTCCCTTTCCTTGCTTATACAATCCTCGCTTGGCACCATGGATTCCACCAAGGGCAAATGAAAATTCTAATCCCCGGTAGGTCACTTTATGTTTGAAGCTACCTTTTAAGTTCTCCCCATCCAACTCCAATCCTTTAAAAGTATTGAGTGTTTTCTGTAGAGGTCGAGTCTTGAATTTAATATACGGTAGGATAGCATCTTGCAAAGGTATTACCCTCCTATAGGTACGTTTGTCCTTGAGTTCCCGTCTACTAATCCCCATATCTTTGCTAAGTAAATCCATAAGGATAGCTTTAACAAGTTTTGGTTCCGACAGGTTCTGCAGGTCTAACTTAAAGTGTTCAGATAAATCATCACGTACATGTATAAGCTGGGTGTTCAGAGCAAGTAGTGCACGAGTAGACATACAATCGTTAATACAATATTTTCGTAGGTCCTTGATTTGTTCCTGAGTAAGGATGTCTTCTGGCTTACAATTCATATCCATGATATTGTGCCAGTCCATGTTATATTGTAACCATTTTAATGAGGCAAACTTCTGCTTGTTATTGTAATTGTTAATAGCAGCTAGGTCAATCTCATTAAATGGTAAGTCGGCTACAGGATATTTCATCCAGCCTTTCTCGTTCTTAAGTTCAAGTAATTCCTGAACGAACTTAAATATTTCACGGGCAATTTCTCCACCGGTTAATCTTAGTAGACGGCTTCGATTCTTAATACAAAATACAGCAACTTGTGAATCAAATTGTAGTCCATTGAATGATACAATGTACTGTTTACTTTTGATAAGTTTCTGCTGGAATAAAAGGTACTCCTTGAATTCATTTTTGAAATCGGATACCTCAAATTCTACAATGTCTTTGGGATCCTTAATGTTTATGTACATGGCTAAGAAACAGTTTTTAATTGTCTCATAGTCATACACTCTGGTCTTCTTCATAAACAATAAGAGATAAAAAAAAGGGTATCGATTTCTCAATACCCTTTCGTAATTAATAATATGTTACACTAAAAACTGATTCCAATTGAAGTCGTCGTTTATTGCATACATCTTTAAGAATGCATCGATTTCTTCTGGAGTTCTAATGTATTGTTCATGGTATGTATCCATGATATGACGTTCTTGGTGGTAAGGAAGCTGATCCGAATTACGACCTGTATTCCTTTTTGCTTGCCCTAAATTGTCAATCTTAGGAACTAATTGGAACATTGGTTTTTTATGCTTGGTGATAACACCTAACGTTTTTGTTTCGGGATCGAACATAAGCTCAACAAATGGACACTTATCATCCATCGGTATACCACAAAAACTTGGTATAATCTTGTTGTCGTTTGACTTGTGCACACTTGTCACCAATAGGATGTTTCCTATTCGAGGTAATGTGTTAATCGTTTGAGCTGCTTGTACGTTTCTTTGAGTAGCCTCCTTATCTACTTTTGGTGCATCCGATTTTTTTTTGGATGTCTTTTTTGTTGGTTTCTTTTCTGCGACTGCCATTATTTTTTATTTTTTTCAAATATATAGAATCTCTTACAATTCTACAAGCCCGAGTTCGTAGGCCATTGGTAAATCATAGTTGTGCTCCTCGTAATGCCATTTAGCCTCGTCAAACTTATCTTTAGCCTTAATCTCCCATTCTCTAAGGGAGTCAGCAGATACATTGAACGGATAAACTTTATCGTTTCCATCGATCACAAGGAAAGTGAACACTAATTTCCATGCACGTTTACTATTCTCTGGAACCAACGACATAATTAACTGTTTGTATATGATTGCTTGCAACCAATACATATATTCAGATGTTGGGAAATCTTTTAACCAATCTCTCATATCTTTTGAGGTGGTCTTCAAGTCGGTTACATAGATTGTTTCGTTCTCGTTGTCAACTAAAACGCAATCGATGATTCCTTTAAGACCGAAATCATATCCGGGCAGGTCGCATTTAAGCTCCATCTCTTTCCGAATATCTTTTTTGATGGTATCGGAAGTAATATAAGGTAGAGCCTTCTTAGAGGCAAGTATTGCCTTTGCTTTTACGTCAGCCTTTTGAACCATATCTAAATCGACAATGGTTTTCTTCTCCCCTAATATCAATACATCCCAATACTTTTTATTCTCTATTGTGATAATCTTTTCTAAACGTTTTTCATCACCAGTAAGAGTGTTGCCATTCTTATCCGCACGTTTAGCGTCTACTAGATTTTGATATAGCTCTGCCTTCTTTAACAGTTCTATAATCTCATCTTTGAATTGTCCCATGACAGGATTGTTGACTTGACCATCAAGCATTGCCGGTCTACCATGCAGCCTCCACAAGTCGTCTATTACAGCTTTAGCTGAAGGAGTTGGTATTTTCCCAGGCATTACAACGAAATTATCGTCGAAGTTCTCAGGTTCAAGCACAAGACAATGCAATAGCTGTCCGATATCAAGGTGCTTTGCACTTATATCTTTACGTTGACGTAACACATAGTCATTGTAAAAGACTTTAGGATCTAACAATAACTTCACTAATGAACTGAAGCTGAAGTAGAACTTTTCTTTTTGAAACTCTTCTTTGGATACAGCATCTACTCCGATGTCTGTTGATAATTTATTTGTCATTTTAGATTCTTAAATGGATCGTTACCAAACTTTTTGGTACTCTTTGCTTTTGATGCTTTTGCTTGTGCTGCAGCTGCTCTTTTTTGTGCATCTATAGCTCCTCTGTCAAACATACCTCTTACCTTTCTGTCGTCGGTACTATTTTCGTTTACCCTATACTCGGTACAAATTGATTTAATTACTCGTGCCGAAGGTTGCAAGTTATGTTTTTCTGAATGTAATGCCCAGAGTTCCATCATAAAATCTAATGTAACTTCTGTAGGGATACCTTTAGCTCCACCAACAAGGTCGTAAACGTAGGCATATAGCCTTGGACTTACCATCAATTGACTACTCATTACGTACTTGGTATTCCAACGCTGTGGAATTAAACACAATATATAACGAAACGATTCCTCTATATTACAAGTATCGATGAGACTTATAACTAAATTCAGATCTTCGTCTGTGCCATTAATCATTTTCTTTAACCGATCGTAATCGGTAGATTTTAATATTCTTTTTTCTCTCATAAATAAAGGGGGAGCCTAAACTCCCCCTGGTATTTTACTCAAGTATGTTGTCAACCACGTAGTCGTTGAATAACAGTTGAGTGAATTTCCCACCCTCCATGTTAATCAGTTTACGACCAAGGACGAACTTCAAATCTCCTCCAAGTACAGGAGAGGTAATAACCTCCTCCATTCTATCTTTAAGAGCATCTGTGAATTCATCATCCTTCATATTGAAGGCAATGTGGTTCATCAACCTAGTAGTAATTACAAAGGCTATGTCACCTCTATATGTACCACTACCGTTGATTAACTTCTCAAGCTTTCCTTCTATCTTGTCCCACTTGGTTTTGTCGTCAATCAACTCCTCAGTTGTGATTAATTTATCCATCTTGTTGTGGATGAACGCTGTAAATTGAATTGTAACTTCAGGTCCTAATGAACCTTCACCTAGCAACTGGATTAACTCAAGACTTTCATCCGTGTTGAAATCCTTAATGCTACTGATGATGTTGAAGAATTTTGTCATACTTCTAGCATTTACATGCTTTCCTTCAGTAGACATAATCTCCTTGTTCATAAGGGTAAAGTTAATGCAACGGCTATCGATACCAGACTTTTCAGCCCACTTAGCCCAAATCTCAGCATCAAATTTAAGATTCACATTCATGTATCTTGATTGCTGTGCCGGATCCTGGTCGGTAACATTATACATTCCATCATCTGGGTTAGACGATAGGAAGATAGTCCATCCTTGAGGTAACTTCCAAGTAGCATACTCTTGACGGTCAATCAGCTCCATTACGGCTTGAGTAAATCGTTGGTTTGCCCTAGTGTAGTCATCAAGGATTAAGATACCATTACCACTCTTTCCCGCTATCCATTCAGGGATTGAATACCCCATACGAGATTCGGTACTTGTCTTGAAGCCTAATCCATTGTAACTCTCGATGGCTGCCTCTTTAACCCATACAATTTGGTTACGTGCTTTACCACCTTCTTCTTGAGACTCGATTCTTTTAACCATTTTATATTCGGTAACAGGAATACCGATAAGGTCACCTATCTCCTCAAGAGTTGCTAGGTTAAGTTTCACGATGTTCTCAGGCTTATACCCAAGACTCTTACCAACTTGCTCAATAACGCTGGTCTTACCAAGCCCTGCATCTCCAATTACATTCATAGCAATTGGCATAATACCTTTTGCTTGTAATTCCAAGTTAGTGTTAATTGTGTGTAATAGAACAGATTGCAACTGCTCAATGTTGATTTCGGATTGTTGTGATTTTTTGCTCATACTGTATTAAATAAAAAATAGTTAGTTTAATTTTATCTTCCTTCCTGGAAGTGACTCATTGATTTGGTCACAAGCTGAGGAGTGACACCATAGTATTTGTCCTCGTGCTTCTTTAACATCCCAAGATTCACCATCGGTAAGATAGATGAGGCAGGAGTATTTTTTAAGATTCTTCTGGTAGTAATCTACTACAGGTGCAAAATTAGTTCCTCCCCTACCTTTTACAGATAAAGGTTTTTTAGGATTAAATATGAACTGATCTTGTATAATAGTATCACATAGGATAATCTCGATAGTATGCCCCGTCTTATGCATATGGTGTAGCTCATTTTGAAATTCCATGAGTTCTTCTACAGATACGGAACCAGATGTGTCGATACCGATGAGTATATTTGAGAAATACTTTTCTCTACTACCCTGCATTGATGGGAATCTATTACTCTTTTTACGACGAGTTTTAGCTATGTGAGTTTTAGTTGATGTACCTACGAAACGTTTTACGAAAGCTCTCCAATTGAATTTAGGTGGCTCAATAACGTCCATCTTTTTAAGCATATCTTCTAATCCTGCAGGTAAACTACCGGGTTTAGTGCCGACTTGTTTGATGATAGTACGAAGCATATTTTCGGTATTCTTACCAACCATCTTCTTGATTGGGTCTGATGCATTTTTAATATCTTCCCACGAATGGTCAGGTACCGTGATAGGCTTACCGTTCTTATCCTTTGCTTGTTGCCCACCAACGGGAGCATTACCATCTTTGTCCTTCGGACTTCCTTCCCCCTTATTTCCACTACCAGCGGCTAACATATTGTTAAGGGTTTTATCTTTGCCACCCTTCTTGTTTTCCATGAGTTTCTCATAGTACCAATTGGTGGTCTTACCTGCCTCCATATTGTCAAACTTATCAAGGGTACACCCACCGTCAGGCAGTAGTTCAGCATCGATGGTTTGATTGATGAATAAGTCCATAGCTATATTAGCTATTTCCTTATCCTTAAGGTGGTCGTATTCGGTAAGGTGAAAATATATGATGTGTCCTAATTCATGGAGCACCAATCCTTCCTTATGTTTATCCGATAGTGTATTCCAAAAGTCTGGATTAACTGACATCTTAAACATAATACCTTCTAGCCCTACCATTGCAGTAGGCACACGTAGGCTTATTTCCTTATGAAGACTGAGTAGTACTGAACCATAGAATGGTTTGTCGTACAGCAGTTCCTTTGATATTCTAATTACATCTTTAATCATACTGAAAAGGAATCGTTAATTAATTTTTCATCTGCCAGATTACGTTTGGCATCGTTATACAAGCCTTCTACATAATCTCTGTAGTATGCATGAGCATGGTTGAGATTATCGTCTGACCGTAAACAATTAAGGGATAGCTCAAACATATCTTTCGGACCGTATGAGTTTAAATCATCTGACTCTGTATTTGATACAGGTCTTGTATCGTATGTTTTAAGTAACCCTAAGATTACATCCTTAGTTGACGGAACTTCTAAGAATGAGGTGACTACATCCCCTTCATTCTTTTTTGCTTCGTGCATTCTAATCAAGCATATGACAGCTATTACGTTGTCCTTGTTCATCTGCACATCCATTAGATGCGTAGCAAGTTTATGATTTTCTACTTCGTTTGTTGTTATTAGTTTTTCTATTTTTTCTAGCATATGTTTCTAGCAAGTGTGGTTTTAAAAATAGTTTGGTATTCGTTAGTCCATGTTCTCTGTTGCAATCGGCAACATCTTTCTCGACATCAAACTCTGTGTAAGGTATTCCATACTCCTCCTTATATTTACGGGAAGCCTTCTTACCTGCAGAATCATTGTCAAATAGAGTAGATATAAACGGGTATCGTTTACGATAGTATTTCAATTGCTTGGTTGTGATCATATCATTCTCACTATTAGGAGCTATGCATTCGACATTAGGGAAACCTAATTTCTTAAATGCCATGAGGTCTTTTAATGACGCTAATATGATTAACCATCTAGCTTTATATTCCAACTGGTCATGCCCTTGTATATAGTTAACAATCTTAATAAACTTTGTACGCTTATCCTTCGGATTGTAAATCTTATACAACGTACCATCCTTTCTAAAATATCCGTAGCAAAATGGCTTGTTGAATACCACATGAGTAACGTCATCTCCTTGAGTCTTCTCAAAGGTGTATGATGCTAGTGGTTTAACACAATGCTTTTCTAAATCTTTTGAACCGATATGGAATGACATCCAATATTTTGCGTCATCCATATTCCATGCACGCACCTCAACATCAACAACCTTATAGGTAGTCTTCGTTAACTTACGTCGTTCAATGGTGTCATAGTCTCCATCCTTCCATAGGTAGTATACTTTTCTAAAAGCATCTTGCCTAGTCTGAAGATTGTAATACTCCTGTATGAAATCAATAGCATCACCTTTTATTCCAGCAGAATAATCGTTGAACTTATACCTACCGTTTTCATGTAGGTAGATTATCATAGAGGGGTTAGTGTCTTTCTTATTGAATACTGATTTTATTGATACTGATTGTCCTTCCAACTTCTCATCGAGATTCAAGAAATTTTCGAATATCCATTCATTTGGTACAGGGAAAGTATCTGTGGTAAAAACTTGTGTGCTTAAGCCCATAGTTTAATTGTCATTAAAAAAGGGTGAGGTATTCCCCCACCCTTTAATGTAAGTAATTCTACTTAGTCAGCTGCAAACGGATCTTCTGCATCATCGTCTACTGCAAACGGATCTTCACCATCGTCATCGGCACTAGCCTCAAACAACGGATCTTCGTTTTCATCATCATCATCATCACCAAACTTTGCTACAGTTGCAGGAGCTTCTCCTTTAATTTGCAAGTGCAAAGCTTTGTCATACTCAAGTAAGTCTGCATCATCGTCTACAGTAGTAAACAATTTAGACCCACGAGTAAACTTAGGTAAGTGCATGTAGTACTTTGGATATCCATCATCCCCTGGTACTTGTTGCCCTCCGATACACCATGACAGGAAGATGTCTTTAAATGGAGCCTTCTTATTGAAAGCCTCAACCATCTGCTCGATAGTATCAAACTTTCCATCAGCTTTATCCATCCAATCAGAATCGATCGTGATACATACTGACTTAAGGAACTTGATGATTTCGTCAATCATACTCCAAGTTTTTCCTTGCCATTCAGAATCTTTATATGGGCATTGGCTCGTCTTAATACGACCAGTCTGACCAAGATATCTTCCAAGTTCTTCTTTCTCTTTGTCGATAAAGAATCCTTCGAATGATTCTCCGAGTGGTTCAGTTTCCAAATCAAGTACTAGGTAGTACATCTCTTCACCTTCCTTGGCAAATGCTGGACGATCCAATCGGATGTTATTAATCTTGCAGGTATGGTTACCTGGCATAAATGTTTTAGGTAGTGCTCCACCACCTACTTTTACGTCTTTAGTTCCAATTTTTCCCATAACTTACTCTTCTTTTTTTTCTTCTTTTTTCTTTGTTATTTTTTTCTTTGTTGATTTTTCATTCTTAGGGGAAAAAATCTTATCCCAATATGTAACGAACTTTTCGTCTTCTCCATCCTCTCCTTCGATGTACTCGCTGATAAGGATGTGTTCTTTCTCTAAGTATCGGTGTCGTCCACCTGCACCCACATCTTCCGATGCCGTGAAGTTGATAAAGTTTTGCTTGCCTTCTCGGTACATGTACCCTATGGCATCAGCCTTAAATGTTGCAGCAAACTTACACTTCTTTGACATTTGAATATCAAGTGCTGTGAATTCCGAACCGTCCTTCTTGCTTATTGTAGCATACGTACTGTGAGCCAAGATGATTAGCTTTGGTGCACACTTCTGTAGCTTATCGATGACACTGTTAAAAACATCTGCCACCAACGCATATCCCTTACCGTAAGGCAAGTTCATTACACTCCCGTACTTAGCCTTACCAGATTCTGGATGGAGCTTCGTGTTATCCTTAGAGTCAGCAAGGAACCATTCCTTACCGTCAGGAGATTTAGCCCATTGTCTTTCGGCAACAGGTATACACATCTCCTCAAGAGCCGAGGCTGTATCGATAGCTATGTAATCATACGGAAAGTCAGCCTCCTTGATAGCCTTGCATATAGCATTGATATCTGAAACTTTCTTAACCGGATATGCCATAGCCTCAATAGCTAGAGTACCTCCTTCGAAGTCAAGCATTAAACAATTAGGAAGCTTACTCACTGTGAGTGTCTTACCTACCTTTGGTTTCGAAAATATAAGAGCCCTGTTCGGAGTCTTAATTACAGCCGGTCGGGGCTGCATGGGTAGATTAATTTCTGCCATTATTCTTTTTTCATTATTTCATTAAGCCACGGTTTCAAACTTACGGGCTTTCCTGTAAGAATTGCAGCCAAATCCCGAATAGTCAATTGATCTATCGGTAAGTCCTGAATTTCATCAGGATCTGTTATTCCAAAATCATAATCAGGCTCTTTCTTTTTCTCAACTATTGCCTCTAGTTCTGTGAAGGGTATCAAATACATATGACCTTCACCATGACTGAGTGGTTTAGTTGGGTAATCTCTGGCCCAATTAGGATTGTGTTTCCATTTATATAAAGTTCTCGTTTCATCCTCTGACACGAAAGACTTACTAACTTTTTCGGTATAGACATCCTTTCCATCCTTAAGCTCACTCTTAAATAGTGGCATTGATAACGGTGTTCCGAAGAACATCTTCGGGATGTAATGTGGATCGACTATACCTAATTTGTCGAATATTTCCTGATGTTTCTTTTTTAGTTCAGCAATCTTGTCCTTCTTAGTGAGTCCAACATTGCTACCTTTTGTAGATAGTCCCATTATTTAGTTGATAATTTAGTTTGCCCACCACCATTATTGGTAGGCACTGGTGCAGGTGTAGCTTTAGCTCCACGTTTACCAGGCTTTTTTGCTTGAGGTGGTACAGGTGCATCAACAATAGACATCTCATGAAACCGTGCCTCAAAGAAACTCATACGAGTATCTCCAGTACGTGTCTTTAATACATGAGCTGCGAGTAACGAATCGTCCTCAACAATAAATCTATCAGGTCCGTATTCAGTTATGTGTCGAAGTGCTGGACGGTCCAACACTATAAGCATATCAGCATGTTGATTCAATGCATCACCTCCAAAGATATCATTGGAGTTAGGGTAGTTTCCGTACTTGCCATTCTCACATCTGGCTGGAGTTGTTATCTCTCTGTTCAATTGTGATAAGATAATAAACACTATTGGAAACCTTTTCTTCAGCCGTGTAACAGCCTCACCTAAAGCATTAAGCTTGTCGATAGTTGACTGTCCTTTCATCTTCTTTAATAATACAGAATGGTCAAGGCTTACAATCGTTTTCTTGTATCCAGTAATCTTACCATCTGCATCCTTTGTTGCATGAAACGACATGTATTCGCGTATCTCTAGTTCAAACTCCTCTGCAGTAACCGAATCCTCAACGATGTCGATTGGATACTTAGTAGCAGCCTTTGCATACTGAGCACATTTAGCAATCAATTCGTCATCGATCACCAAACCTTCTCGTTCAGCACTACATAAATACTTGTAGCTTTTCTTACTGACAGATGAGAACTCACGTATCTTAGAGTTACGTCCAACCATTTCTAACTGGAAGTCTAACACACGGATGTTCTGTCCCTTGTTAAGCTTGAATGCCATACGGGTAAGCTGTTGTAACATTAGAGTCTTACCGCCACCTGGTCGAGCAGCTATAATAACTACTGAATTCCATTCGAACCCATCAATACCAGCATCATTAATCTTCTTCCATGGAGTAATCAAACTTTTGATCAATCCCTGCTGACGTTTTTTCATGTAGACTAAAGCTTCGTCATAAGCCTTTGCGTGTGATTTCCACCTCATACTACGTTGGATTTAATAGTTCGTTCTTCTTCTACTCCCCCCGTATTAAGAAGCTCACAATAGGTAGCTAAATCAGATGATTCAATTCCTTTGTCGTTCTTACGGATGAAATACATAGCTGTTCTCATATACTCCCAATTCTTTTGACGGAATTCCTCAACATATGTTTCGGTAGCAAGGAGTATAGTGTCCCACTCAAAGTCATACTCTTGAAAGAACCACATGAAGTTTTCAGTGATCCCTTTTGTGTTGCCTCGAGCATACTTATTATTTGGTAATTTTATTCCGGGAAACATCTCAATGTATGCGTCTACATTATCTTGTGCATTGGGCCCAAGTAATTCGATATTAGTGAGCTTTTTCACCGGCTTAAATAGAGCCTCAGTTTCTTTGATTAACTTCAATCCTTTCTCGGACAAAGTGCAATCACTGAGGTTGATATATACTGACGGTACCGACACTCTTATCTTGCTCATTATAGCAGATGACATCTTAGGTTTTAACTTAAGACGGTACAGAGTATGGTACTGAGTAACAGTAACTTTTCTTTTTTCTAGGATGTTAAAGAATGCAGTTTGTTTCAACATAGGCTAACCAAAACGAGGGCTACTAAGGTAGGTATTTTTCACCAATTAACTGGTGTTTTTTCCATCTTATTTAGAGCCTTATTTATCTTGTCAAACGCATCATCATGATCCCATTCTTCACCCTCTATTACATCAGGTAAAAAGAACTTTAAATGTTGTCGTCCCACCTGCTTTCCAAGGTGTTCAGTTTCCTTACCTACAAATACGAAGATGGTCTTAACAGTTCTATATGAGATAGCTTTGATTAACTTCTCGGTTAACGGAGCCCACATAGGCATATGGTCTGTTGCCTTTCCTATTGGGCAGGTAAGTCCAGCCGTTAAAAGCAGTACTCCTTCTGCAGGTAAATCTTTCAAGTCATTATGACTAGATGTTAATGCCTTCACGAAAGGGTTATCATATCCACTGAAGGCTAACCCATCAGCAACTCCCTTGTCGGGATGTGGATGGTTACCTACAATGACAACCTTCACATCCTCCAAAGCACATAAGTCATAAGACTTGAATATGTTTTTGATTAGAGGTGTGAATGGTTGACCTGCTTGAACATCACTCATCAGTTGGTTTAAGGCTAAGTCAAACTCTTCAGTTTGAAACATAGCTGAGATGATGTCTTTCCAAGAAGTCTTATCATACTTTGCAGTAAGGTTATTTATTGTATCTTTGATTCTCTTAGTGTTACTCATGAGCGATAAAAATTTAGATGATAAAAAGTTCGATGCCGTCCCGAAGGATGCCATCATTAATATAAAAGTATCAGGTGCGTTTTATCGTGACCTGAAATCTGTATTTAGTAATGTCCTACTCGATGGTGAGGACAAGGAGAGTGTCGGTAAGATACTCGACAACCTCGGTGATGATAAGATTACATCCTTAAAAGAACATAGGCTTTATCAGATGTTTGTATTGATTGCTCAAATTGAGAGAGAAGCTAAAGCTCAAGGTGTTACCGTTAAGGCAACAGCAGCTGAAGGCCCTACACTATAGGATCGAGATTCATATTCAGAAAGTTACCCATCTGTATTAGTATCTCAATTGCATCTGATAGTTCATCTTTAGAACATCCAGCAAATGACTGGAACTTTTCTTTTCCATTCTCATCTTTGTAAGCCATACCACATCGACGTTTTAATTCCTGCTTAACAGAAATCTTATCGTCTCCTTGCTCACTAGCTATTTCTGCAATACATACATGTATCTTTGCTAGTTGTGCCTTGGTATTATCTTCAGTCTTCAACTCGAATAGAGCTTCGACTTTATCTCCATCGGAGAGAGATGCAAGAAAGATTTTATACTTCTCCTTGCTTAAAGCATTTGGCATAACCAATTGCCCATCTTTTTTTATTAATGTTATTGCTAGTACTTGTTGACTCATACATCTTGGTATTCACATGTTTCTAAATCGAAATGCATATCATTCCATTCACAAAGCTCTAAGGTTCTATTCATTTGTTCGAAGTTATTTTCCTTAGAGTTGCATTCATCCCCTCCGTCACATCCTTTTGGACAAACTGGATCACCATAAGCATCATCATATTCTCCACAAAATACACATGATTGGTATTGTTCTTCAGACAATGATCTCTCCCTTAACAAATCTGTTTCAGCAATGTACTGAAACTCTCCATAGTATGACCCTTCTTCGTAACTATATACAAAGTTGACACCGAAAGGTTTACATAGCTGTATCATCTGGACTGGATCCGCTGACCATTTAGTGATAAAGTGTAAGGAGTAATTATCCTCAAGGACAATATCTCCAAACACTTTAGCAATAGAATAGCTTGGTGGTGAAAGTATAAATCTAAATCCTTCACCAGGAATCATCTTCTCAATACTCTTAGCAATAGCTTTACTAAGGTTCCGAAGTTGTGCTTCAGTACCCTCTAATTGTACGTTGTTGGAACAATCATTTGCCATTAGTCTACTACTTTAAATTGATTAGAGAATTTAATCTCCACTTTTTTCTTAGCTCTTGTGATAGCCGTGTACATCCAACGTGCTTTATTCCATTTGTCAGACAGCCAATCGGCATCGATGTACACATTATCCCATTCATTCCCTTGACTCTTGTGAGTGGACGTAGCATAGCCATACGTAGCTATGTTTAAGTTCTTCTTCCACAACCTTCTGCCAATTTTCTTATGATACTTACATAAGTTGTCGTCCATAAAGATTTCACGGTTACTCATCAGCTGGCCACTATGTAGTGATGGGATGTCAAGCTCCGGAAACAATAAAGTTTTGAAAGTCTTGTCGAACCCTTCAACCTCATGTTCAATCAGGTAGAACTTGTATCGTTTCTTTTTAGGATATAGTTTGGATCCAATGTTGATTGTCTTATCGTACTCCTTAATGATTTTAGGATACCTCATGGTATAATGTTCACCATTCAGGTACTCGGTATTCGCAACCGAGATTACTTTCTCCCCATCATTGACAAGGTTTACACAATCTTCCTCGAATTTAGCCTGACGTATCTTCTTGTTGTAAGCCATACGAGTTCTATTGGTAGACACTAGGACAACAAAGCTACGATCGTCACGGATATCAAGAGCTAACTCATTACTGAATATACGTGTAAGCTTAAAGTCTTGAGTGTCCTTATTGAGAATCTGTACACCTTTGTTATTACGTAGGTGTGTTGCTACCTCAAGGATAGCTCCTTCATTTCTCCGGACCTCATTAAGCTTGAACTTATAGTTGTCATTCAAGTCATCAGGGAAAGAACTCTCCCAATCAAATAACTTTGGGTCTTTACCTACTGGTTCCAGCTGGAAGTCATCCCCTAAGAATATAAGCCTAGCCTTTCTTTTCTTTGCTTCATCCATTAAATCCTCAAGCATAGTGCTGTCAATCATAGAGGCCTCATCCACTATGTATACAGGAGCCGTTGTTAAACCTCCTGCCATAATGAACTCTCCTGTATTAGGATCTGGTGCACCATATAAGATTTGATGGATGGTAGAGAAACGAGTCTTAGGTATTTGCTTTGACTGCATCTTATCTCTGAGCCGTTTAACTGCAGCATTAGTTGGAGCTAAAATGTCAGCATTACAATAGTTAACTATGTTCTCAGCAATGGTAGTCTTACCAGTACCTGCATTACCTGCAATTAAAAGGAATAATTCTTTAGAGTTTAAGAACGTGTCAACCAATAGCAAAGCTTTCTTTTGGTCCATCGTGTAATCAATCTCATCCTTACGGCATTCGAATATCTTACGTGGGTCTGTATTTTTTTTCATAGTTAACTGTATTTATATGGTATTCGTTTACTCATTGAAACTTTATTCCTAATCATATGCTTAAGCCTCTGTAAATGGTACTTGGTTTGCAATTTAACAGCATAATTAATACTATGTCTAGCATTTGATAATAAGTCGGATGCTTCATGATCATCACCATAAAATCCCCAACAACTATCGTCAAGTTTATCTATGGTGTATCCATAAACATCACCGGATTTCCAATAACTAAATGTCTGCACCTCATTATTTAGTATGTATCTAGCAACCTCACCTTGAGTTTTATTGGGATGGTATTGTTTCATCCATTCGTCATTAAACTCTTTGTTGAATTTTTCCCTAAGTATATAGATAAAACCAATTTGATTTCCTTGGCCCGTAGTATTGAAGGTATTATTATAACCTTCATGTAAAGGAAGGATGGCTACAATTTTAACGTTTGTAACATACCATACTTTTCTTGCATCCCAAAAGTCTTGGTCTGAATTTCCGTATGGGCCATCTTCTGGAAATATATCTTCATCCGAAGGCTTTAAGTCGCATTCGTTATTTACATAATCATCCCATACAGCCATAACACCTATGTTGTCCCAATCTCTTGGATCGTTTCCTGGTATATGGTCTTGCTCAATGGATATTTTAAATGTTTTGTAAGTAACTACCATTGTTTGTATATGTTTACACCCATTGCCGCAAACTCTCCATCTACAACATCCGTTTCGTTATTATTTATGGTAGTAATTGTAGCATGGAATGATTGGTTAGGTGCTATTTGTTCTCCCGGTCGTAGCTCTATTTGGTTAGCTCCGATGCGTTGCTTGATAAATTCAAGTAAATTAGCTGGAGATGTATTGTCTGGAATAAGACCTAAGATTTTGTTTTGTTGATGACAATCTATAATTGCCATAAGAACAGGTTCTATTTCTTCTTCTAACACTCCTTCAATTGGGCTAACTACTAAACAATTAGGTGATGATTCTCCAAGAATCTGTGTGGACTCATGGTATTTAGATATAAGGGGTTTGTTTTGTAAGCCTTTAACTACAAGAATCTCTAGTGGTGTTTCGGGTTTTAGTACGATTTGATTGGTTCCGTTAACGATGATAGTACTCTTCATTTCTTTTGCTTGTATTTAGAATTGTTGTGAATAGTTTTTTCGTGTTCTTTCT